GCGTCGCTCATTGGAGGCGTGAGCTGATATCACAGCACGGCTACTGCGGAATATCAAGGCAGGTTGAGGTGCGTGTCATGCTCATTTTTTCAAGCAGAAGACGGCATACGAATGAACAATTATTTGGGATTGTATATTTCTGAATTACATAAGTCAAAAACTAAAAAGAATATTTGGAATGAATTATCAGCAACAAATGTTAATTTAAGTGATATTGATAGTAGAATAGAACAACGAGAATTAAGACAAAAAGAACTTGATGAATTTGAACTTAATTGGGGAAAACAAGAAAGTTCGGAAGATTATCAATATCTTGAAAGAACCTATGAGAGATATACAAAAAATGTAGAAATCATAAATGAACCGCAAGATGACCTTTATCGTGATTTATGTAGAGATAGATTGCTATTGAGAAAAATTGATGACGGTTCATATAGTGGTGAAGAAACAAGAGATAAAGTTCAAAATCGAATTATAAGAGATATGAATAAACTTCGTATTGATGAATATGAAAGCAATAAGCCTAAAACAGCTTCGGAACAGTCTTTATTTGAAAAGATAAGACTTGTAAACGAAAATAATGTTGAGGATATATATTCAGAGCCAAGCAGATATTATGACCTCAATGGAGTACATCAATATGAAAAAGATATGGTTTTAAGACCGTTAGGAAATATGTTGGCAGGCAATAGAGATTTTAATTTATCTATTGATGACATAGACAAATATAATCTTGATTAACGAAAAACAACTTATTGGCTTGGCAAAAGAAAAAAAAATAAAAGAAAATAAAAAATTAAGTAAAAAAGATTATGATAGGAGAATTGCTAATTGGCAATTATTTTATCTTAATAATCTTGATATTTTTACTGAAGAGCATTTAAAAATACCACTACATTATTTTCAAAGACAAGTATTACTTGACTGTTGGGAATATGATATTTATATGTTTATTGCTTCTCGTGGACTTTCAAAATCCTTTACCATAGCTATTCTCGCCAATGACCTTGCCTTGCTTTTGCCGGGAGTTGAAATTGTTATTACTTCGCTTACTTTAGGTCAAAGTAATAAAATTATTGATGATAAAATTGATAAATTATTAAGTAGTGATAAAAAAGGCATAAGTCCTATTTTAAAACAACTACGAGCAGATGGTTATATTAACTTTACAAAAGATAAAACAACAGGTGGTAGAATTGTCGAATATGGCAATGGTAGTAAAATATTCGCTGTTGCGTGTAATGAAACAGGTCGTAGTGCAAGAGGTAATATAGCTATAACAGATGAGGCAAGAATTGTTAAGAAAAGAGATTATGACTCTATTGTTGAACCTATGCTTCAGCCATATAATTTTAATGGGTTAATGATTGAGCCAAAGCAAATATTTATGACTTCGGCAAGAACGAAAGATAATTGGGTTTGGACTTATTTAAAAACAGTAGTTAGAAAGCATTATACAGATAAAAGAATTAAATATGGCTTTTTTGCAGGTGATATATTTACAGCAGTTGCCAATAAAATTCAAACAAAAAATCAGTATTTAACAAGACGAGAAAATACAAACGATTTGGACTTTGAAATGGAATTTTTGAATTTATGGCTTGGTGAAACAGAAGGTAGTTTGTTTTTGTATGATGATTTTCATAAAAATCAAGTGCTTGAAACTGCTTTTTTGCCAACTACAAATGATGACTATTGTTATAATATTAAAAATAAATATGATTTTAGTCACGAAAATGAGATAAGAATATTGACAATGGATATTGCCGTTAGTGGTGGTAGAGAAAACGATAATACAGTTTTTGTATTAGGAAATATAGATATAGAAACAAATCAAAGAAAAGTAGAGTATATAAAAGCCGAAAATGGTTTAAATTCTCAAAAACAAATTGTAATGATAAAAAGATTATTTTATGATTACAAATGCACATATTTTGTTATGGACTCAAAAGGTGTAGGAAATGTTTTCTTTGATTTATTGACAACTGAAACATACGATGATGAAAGAGATATTACATATCCTGCGTGGACTGTATGTAGAGATAAAATCTTACAAATAAGTTCTGATAAAATCATAAATGATAAAATTAATAGGACTATGGACTCTAATGCCGAAGAAGTAATTATTCCTATTGCTGGTACAAGTGAAATCAATAGTGATATGCACTTAGCGATGAGAAAAAATCTTAAAGATAATATAATTAGTTTTCTTAAAGATGACTCTGAAATGGAATTACTATTTCAAGAAAAAGATAGTAAATGGATATTGAAGTCCTCTGAAAAGAAGGCTTATGACCTTGTACCGTTTGTTGAAACAAGGTATGCTATTAATGAGGCAATTACTTTAACAACAGAATTTAAAGATAAAGGTGTTAGAGTTAAAGAAAAAAGTACAGCTACAAAGGATAGATATATGACTTTGGCAATGTTTAATTACTTTTGTGATAAAGTCTATATTAAGTATGTGAAAGATGAACAAGATGCTGAAATTGATTTAGATGATTTCAGTGATATTTACGATTATGGTTAAATAAGAAAGGAGGAATAGTCGTTATTGCCTGATGAAGTTATAACTCGTGACGAAGTGTGGAATGTAATTGATTTTATGAACGCACTTTATAGTTCAGCACCATTAGATAAGAATAATTATTTTTATGATACTATAAACGAATATAAAACATTAGTTGACTTAAATAATAATGAACAAATACCTGACAGAGATAGTTTAAGGCAAGCTATTGCTACTTATAAAAATTCTGCTGAAACATTACAAGATTATTCCGAATTTATGGAAACTTGGGATGCTATTTATAAAAGGGCAATAGAATATAAAACAAATTTATTGGCTTTTGATATAGATAGAGTTCCGATTAATATAGTAGACGATGATGAGTTTGAAAGTGAAGAGTATAAAGAGGATTGCAAAAGAGTAGATAAATTCTTTAATTATTTTAAAGCGAAACAAGAATTTAGAAATGTTGTCAAAAATATGCTCAAAACAGATACTTATTTTTGTTGGCTTAGAGATAGCGAAAAGACTTTTGACGATACTCCGATTGATTTGAACGATAATAAAGAGTCTTTTTCATTACAAATGATGCCACAAAAGTATTGTAAACTCACAGGTCGTTTTATAAGTAGTGGGGCAAATGGCTTTTTATGGGATTTTAATTTGAATTATTTTAATGGTTCAAATGTAAATGTTCTTAATTATGACGAAACACTTGCCCAAGCCTATTCTAAATTAGGACAAAGTAGTAAAGATAATAGCAAACAAATGCAAAACTTTATTGTAGACAATATGTCAAATTTGGGTAGGCAAAATACTTTTAATGCTGAAAATTATATAAGAACAAAGGTAAATGCAGGAAGTTGGTTGTTTAAATATGATACCTCTAATTTTAATACTGTTCCACCTTTAACTTCCTTATTAAAGTCAGTATTTGATGATGATATAATTTCTAAATTACAAAGAGATAAGGATATTATTTCTGCAAATGCAATTATTCTTGGAGAAATGAAAACAAGAGATAAAGATAATGTTGGCAATAATAAAAATGCCTTTACTATTGACCCTAAAGTTGTCGGACAACTTATGAGATTGGCAAGAAATGGCATTAACAAAAATATTAAGCAAATTGCTTTACCTCTTGAAGAAACAAGGCTTTATCAATTTGCTGATAATAATAGTAATATGTATAAAAATCAACTTAAAACAAGTGCTGGTTTAGGTGCTTCAAATAGTTCACTTATTTATACAGATGAAAGATTATCACAAGAAGAGGCACAGTTGGCTGCAAACGCTGATTATCAAGAAATTGCAAATGCAGTTTATCCACAATTTGAAAACTTTTTAAATTTCTTTGTAAACAAGAAAACTAAAAGATATAAATTTAGATTTCGTGTTAGTGGTAGTACACTGCCTTTTAAGAGGAAAGAAGATATTGATACTCATTTAAAATTATCTGATAAAGGAATACAAGTGCCTTTAAGAAAGTGGGGAACTCTTTTAGGTTATGAGGGCAGTGAATTTGAAACAATGGTAAAAGAGGCTAAACATAGTGATATGCAAAATACTTTATTTGCCTTGTTTAATGCTAATACAAATACTTACGATATTGGCGCACCACAAAAGGATAATAGTGATTTAGCTGAGGGTGGAGCGGTCAGTCGTGAGTATCAATAGGAGATAATGATATGATTATTTTAGGAAAACCTAACAATATTGATGATTATATTTGCGTTACCTCCGAACAGTCTAAAAAATTACATAAATTAGGTTTTATTCCGATTTATCGTGAAATCGGTGTAGATAAAATATATTATCTTAAAACAGATAAGATATGTAAAATTTTAGGAAAGGGGGAAACTCCGCAAAAATGACTTTTGAAAATAAAGTAAAAATGTCAATAGAAGATTGGCGAAAATACGAAAATGATGAAGATTATGAATTTGCATATGGTACAGTTGATTTTTTAAGTACAAAGAAAAATTCACATAATCACCTTTATAGTGAAGAAGTAATTAAAAAATATGCTCCTACTGTTATAGGTAAATGGGTACTTGCCGAATATGATAATTTTGAGGGCGATGTTACCGAACATACTGAAAATCAAAAAATCGTTGGTTTTGTGCCACAGCAAGATATAAAGTATAGATATGATGATGACAATGATTTAATTGCCTCAGTAGATATAGTTATGTCAAAACTTTATGCAAATGATGTTTATTCATTATTTCGTGAACATAATTATAGAAATGTAAGCATTGAGGAACTTGTTGGTTTTACACCCGAAACAAAGAATTATATGGACGGTGGGGATAAGCCGAAAATTGTTGAAGGCTTTAATATTACAGGCATTACAATTTTGGGTTTGAAGTATAAGCCAAGTGTTCCAAATGCAAATATAAAATTAACTCAAATGAGTGAAAAAGAAATTGAAAAGGAATATGTAAAGTATTCTGAACACAAAATGGCTGAAAAGGATAATTTTGTATCTCACCCTGTTAATAAGTCAAAAGAGGCTCTTGATGAGGGAGATTGGAATGGCGATAAAGCTAAACAAGACCTTATTAAAGAGAAAAACTTTAAAACACTTGCAAAAAGTGTGTGTATGAAACTTGAAGAGGGTTGGGAAGATAGACAAGTAACAAAACTTGGTTATCCTATAATGAACATTAAAGAGGGAGAATGGGTTTATAATCGAAAAGGACTTGCTTCTGCTCTTGGATATGCTCAAAAAGAAAATGAGTCAGCAGTAGTATCTAAAATTCAAAAAATTTATAAGAAACTTGGTTTAGACCAAGAAGAAAAAATGAATGATATTTTAGAAAAACTTGAAAATATAGAAAATCAATTAAAGGAGGAAACTATGGCTAAAGAGAAAGAAAAGGTTACTCCAAAAGAGGAAGATGTAAAGGTAGACGAAAAAGAAACCGAAACAACTGATACTCAAAAAGAACCTGATACAAAAGCCGAAGTTACCGATGACGATACAGCCAAAAAAGAGGGAGAACCTGAAAAAGAGGATGACACCGAAACAAAAATGGCTGAACTCAAGTCAGAACTTGAAACTACTAAAGCCGAACTTGAAACATATAAGGCAAAAGTAAAAACACTTGAAAAATATAAAGCCGATGTAGAAACTGCAAAGAAAGATAGTATCGTTCAGTCTACTCTTTCACAAATTAAGGGTAGTGTTGACGAAAATAAATATGCAGAAATCGAAAAGGCTTCAAAAGAATGTGCTTATGAGAACATAGGTGCGTGGAAAAACAACGCTCTTGCACAGGCTTATGTAAGTGTGATGTCAAAGAGTACAGAAAAAGATATGCTTGATATGGGTATGGTTCAAACAGAAAAGAAAGACCAACCGACAAGCATTTACGACTAATTAACTTTTTATAAGGAGATTAAATATATGGCTAAACATAATGTTTTGTTTGAAACAGATAATTTTATTCCAAGTTGCATTAACAGAGGTGGTATTGCAACAGTAGATATTGACGGCGGTACTGCACTTGCTGTTGGTGATTATGATACTAAAGACAAGGAACTTTACACGGTAACAAAGGCTGAAGCTGGTGCTAAAGAAGTTGCTATTGCTTTTAATCCGTCTGTAAAGTATGATATTATTGGTGACAATCTTTATCCTGCAAGAAGCAAGGATGATAGAAACTATACAAATCCTGCAAAGCATCCACTTGACTTTTTCATTCCTAAAGTAAATATTGAATTTGGTGTTCTTGCACACGGAATTAAGGGTGCTGCTCCAACAAAGGGTCAATTTTTAGAGCCATCAGCAGACGGTTGGGTAACAAAGGCTATTCAAACAGCCGATGTAGCTTCATTTAAGGTTGTTGATATTGTAGATAGTGCAAAATATCCTACATTCAATTTTGATGATGATACAGAAAAGGTTTATATTCTTAAAACTGTTTTCAATGGTTAATTTGTAGGAAAAGGAGAAAATATTAATGAAGAGATTTGATACAGTAGTTAAGTTTGCTACAACAGCAGACTCAAATAAGTTGGTTTCAAGTATGGAAGATTATGCAAGACATTATATGTCAAGCAAGTATGATGTAAAGGGTCTTTCATACGAAACAACTAAATATAGTCTTGAGGAAAAGGCAAATAAGATTAACGAAACATTTAAGAGCGAACTTGCTCGTAGAAGTAAGTATTCTCTTGAAGATTTCAATAATGATATTCAGGAATACGCTACTTATGGTGTAGTTGCTCAAATGGCTGCAAATATTCAAAAAGTAATGCTTGATACTGTTACACCTATCGTAACAGATGCTATGGGTCTTTCGGCACTTTCTAATATTCAGTATGGTGGCTATGGCGATGTATTTGAATTTGAACTTGTAGATAATAGCATTTATGAAGTATCAAGAATGGGCAGACGCCAAAAGCACACAAGAACACAGACAAAGAAAGCTTCTACTAAGACTATTGCAACAGATATGTATGGTATCACTACCATTACTAATCTTCCTGAAATCCTTGTAGGTGACTCTATGTTTGCTGAGGATGTAATGCTCAAGGCTATTTCAATGGTTGCAAAGATTTATCAGCTTGTTATTGGTGAATTTACAACTGTTTCAGAGGCTATGACTGATGAAAATCTTGTTCTTGAAAACTTTGATGAAACAGAGTTCCTCAAGAAGCTCCGTCTTGCTTCTGCTCGTAATGGTGCTAAAATGGTAATCGTTGGTGACGCTGTTGCCCTTAAGTCAGTTCTTCCTGCTGAAGCAAGAACTCGTATTCTTCTTGGTGATGAATACAATACTGTTGGTTATATGTCAGTATTCAATGGTTATACTGTTCTTGGATTTAATGTTGTTTCAGACGGAAATGACGGTGTAGTTGGACTTCCAACAGATAGAATTTATGCACTCCCTGTTAATGGCTCAAAGCTTATTCAGGTTGCTATTGGTTATACATCTACTAATACAGATGAAGATTATGACAACAATAACCTTGCAATTCTTTCAACACTTCGTAAGGAACTTGGTGTTTCTCTTGCTACAAATAAGAAGATTGTAAAGGTTAAACTTGCTGGTTAATTTACTCTTTTAGATTAGAGTTGATTATATTTGGGGTGGGTTGAAATATACCCACCTCGTACATATTATTTATAAAATATAGGAGTTTTATATATGGCTGAACAGACAGCAAAGAAAAGCAGAACTTCAACTAAAACTTCTACAACGAAGTCTGCTAATGATGAAAAGAATAAAGACGAAAATCTCGATTTAATTAAGCAAATGCAAAAGCAGATTGAACAGTTACAGTCACAGTTGGCACAAGCACAGAGACAGCCAAATGTTGTAGTTCAATCTAATTCAGATATTACAAGAACTGTTAAAGTTGTTTCTATGCTCCCACACACTTATGTTCTTTCAGTAAAGTCAAATCCTAAAGAAAAAGGTCGTACCTATGTGTTTGATAAGTTTGGCGAGGTTAAGAATATTAGATTTTCAGATATGGTTGAAATTGTAAATAATTACAATTCGCAGTTTGAAAAAGGCTACGCTATTCTTACTTCTCAAAAAGACTATGAGGATTTAGGTATTGGATATATTTATAATGAAGTTATGAATAAAGAAGCAGTAGAAAGACTTATTAGTCTTGTTGATGATAATGCAGTTGATACTATTCTTAATATGGATAAAGACACTGCTGAAAGATTTGTCGCTCTTATTGCTCGTAAAATGAGTGAGGGTTATAACTATGATTTTAACAAGATTAAGGAACTTGAAAAGAATGGTTATGACATTGATGAGATGAGTAATCTTATTTCTGCAAAATAAATTTAATAAAATGGAGGTAGCCAAATTGGGAACGAGTTTTATTGAAATATACGAGGATTGGATGCTTCCAATAATCAATGATTATAAAATAGATAAATTATATGAAATAAATAAAGATGTTGTTTTTGATTATCTTTGTGGTTTTCTTAAAAGTGGATTAAGTGATTTTGACTGTATTAAGCCATTGACTTATCACATAGAAAAAGTTTTTATCGAAGATACAGAAGAAAACAAAATAGCATATTATTTTGATTATGATTTAGATGATGATGAAAAGAAAATTGTTTCGGAAATTGCAGTTTCAAAATATTTCAAAAGATTGACACAAGATATTAAGGCAAGAGTGCCTTATATTTCGCAGAGAGAGTTTAAAAAAGACTCTATTGCCCCAATAATGAAACAAAATGATAGTTGGTATAACAATCTTGTTAGTGAATATCAAGAGGATATTGCTAATTATCATTTAAAGCATTTAGATGAATTGCCGTATTGGAGTGATTTATCGTGAGTTGGTATAGTAATTTTATAGATAATATGGCTCAATCTAACAAAGATTATTATAAAGAAATTACTCAAGAATGGATAAACGATACTTTTGAAGATACTACGCTGAATACAATTATTAAAGAAGAAAAATATCCATTTAATGAGCAATACAGAAGTTTTGATGTGCATATTGATAGTGTTAGTGAGGTTTCTACTAACTTAACTAAAGTAATGGGCGATTATATTGCCGTTTTATTTAAAGATTGTTCTCATAGAAATTATAGGGGGCAAAAATACAAATGGGAAGGCGAAACCTATTTGTGTTATGATAAAATAAATAAACTATCAAAAGTTGCAAATGCAAAGCTTATTCGTTGTAATAATGAAATTTCTTGGTTAGATAAGAGTAATGGAAATATTTTGAGCGAAAAGGTCTTTTTTGGATATGAGGTGTCAAGTACAAATCAGCAAGTTGCGAAAACAGCAACGGTTGAGAACAGGAGATTGATACTTTATGTTCAAGGAAATGACAAAACAAAAACAATAGACTTAAATCAAAGATTTATGTTTCAACATAGTCAATGTTATAAAGTTGAACAGATTGATAACTATAATCAAGAAGAGGGTACTAATGGAGATGTGACAATGATAAAAATTTATCTTGTTTATAGTCCATTATTGCCGATTGATAATAAAGAACTTAATGTTTGCGATTATTATGCAGTTGATTATAGAGTGAAAATTGATAGTGATAATATTTCGCAAATTCAAGGTTTTCAAGGTCAATTAACTGCTAATGTAATGAAAGATAATGAATTAGTTATAGATATGCCTATATCGTGGTCTACAAGCGATAATAAGACTGTTTCTATTGATAGTAATGGAATTTATCATCTTATAGGTAATAAAGGCTCTAAAGCCGAAATAAAGGCATATTTAACAGATAATGAAAACATTTACGATACTATTACAATTAACATAGTAGATGATTATTTGCCCGAAAAGAAGATAATTATTAGTCCAAGTGATATAACCGAATTAAATGAAATGGAAAGTTTAGAAATAATTTGTGGTGTTTATATCGAGGGTGAAAAACAAAATATTGCTATTCAGTGTATTCCGAGTGGAGCAGATAGTAGGCATTATCAATTAGAGGAAACTATTGACGGATTTAAAGTAACTAATTTAAAAATGGATAAGAACTTACTAACATTGACATTTAAGGCAGACGGTTGCGATGATGTTGAACTTAAAATTAAATTAAAGAGTTTGCTATAAGGAGGGTTTATGAATTATAATGGCAATAATACAATGTCTTATAATGATTTTTCTCAACAGCCTTTAGTGACTTATAAGATATTAGAATTTTTAATGAAAGAAAAAAGCCAAATGGCAGAAGATTTTTGGAAGTGTTTAATTTATGACACTAAAGATGCTTTAGATAAAGATAATTTAACTTTTGAACAAAAAAGGAATTATATTTGGACAGGCGAAACGGATGAACAGAATTATCGTGTTTTCTTAAAGCCTATTGTTGGCTCAATTCTTTCAGATAGCCAAAGTCAAACACAATTTAGATTATATCGTTCACAAACAGTACCCGAAGCAAGAAATAGTGCAATTATTTGTTATGATTTTGATTTCTTAACAAATGAAAAAACTTGCCTTGTTTATTATGAGGGTGTTTTATGTGAACGAACAGATTTAATGGAAAGTTTGTTTTTGGCAGTTTTTAATGGTAGGGATATAAATATAGGAAGTAGTTATTTATCTTTTGACAGAGAATTATATCGTGTTACAGGCTCAACTATTGGACTTACAAATAGTAAAACCATATTCGGTCGTTCTCTCACTATGGCAATGAGATATGTAAATGCTCAAAGTGGTGGTTGTATTGGTTGATATTGATAACTTGCAATTAAATTATTTTATTAACGAGTATGCTGTTCCTTATGAACTAAAAAAAGGAGCAGAAATATTTATATACCCCATTAAAGTAAAAGATTTTCCTATTTATGCAAATTGTAAAGAACTTTTAGAAATTGATAAAAATACAATAAATGATATTGATGTTATTCAAATGAATTATTTAGAATTTTTAATCAATCGAGTTTTAGTAGATATAAATACTCAAAGTTTATTTGCAATGTTGTTTCAATTATGTATTCATAAAAATATTGCTTTATCAAAAGATAATGGCAAAGATTGTATTGTAGTTCTTGGTGAAAATGATATTATAGAAAGTATTATATCGGCAAAAGAATTTGATGATATAAAAAAGATAATATTATTCCAAAATGATAAAGATTATGATGATAGATATGTCAATCCTGATGTAAAAGCCGAATATGAAAAATATTGTAAAATGGTTAATAAAGGAGTTCATAATCCGACATTAGAAGAACAGAAAACTTATGTAATGAGTAAAAATGGATATACAATGGAACAGATAAATGATATGGTTTATAGAACTTTTGAACAAATATTTAATCATTGTATAAATAGTGAAATTTATCTTGCACAAAAGATAATACAAGCCTCTTTTAAATATGAAGTTAAAGATGATGTTAAACATCCGATGTTTAAAAAGAGGGTTGATAAATATAAAGAAATGTTCACAGACGCAGAGTCTTTTGAACAGAAAATACAACAAATTAACGGTTAATTTTATAAAATAATCGGTAAAGGAGACAAAATATATGGCTAAAGGACTTTTGGCATCTGTTGCCAATGTTGACCTTTTTGATAATAATAATAATCTTATTGTATCTACCAAAACCTTGACTGACTCGGGTATTAATATGGCTATTAGTAATGAGGAAGCAAGGGGCGGTCAGAGTAACTAATGCTCCGTATGTTAAGTGATTAGCATAGGACACAACCTTAAAACCAGTAAATCCTAAAGTTCTGTTACTACAATAAAATATGAAATATGATTTTATGAATGTTGCGAAAGCAGAAACAACAACAGAAATTTCTATATGGTTAAATCCTAAGTAGAAGCAACAATGGAAGTTTGGTCGCCAAGTTCTGAATAGGAAAAGGTTAAACGACTATCTCGGGAGAGAGTAAAGCCTCAAGTGTTTGGAGGAAGAAATGGGTTGCCCTTTAATTTAAAGGTGAAGAAATAGTCTTATCACATATCGAAAGAATGTGGCTATTAGTGTGAACGAAATAGCATTATAAAAGTAGCGTTTTATAATAAAAGAAAAATAGTTTAATGCCGAAAAACTATTTTGAATGTAATATTCTCCTCGGCAGGTACTATCACGACTCCTCTTTCGGTCTTACACTTACAGACCAAATTTGGGATTTGAATTATATTGCACTTAGCTGTGGTGGTGGTATTACCGCAGGTGCAGATATTCTTACTGTTGAACAATTTACTGTAAAAGAGAAAGATACTCTTGAAGTAGCTCAAACACCTAAAGATTTTACTGCTACAAGTGGTACTATTGGTTGGTATAAATTGTCAACAGAAGCTGATGATGCTTATAAGAAATTTGATTTTACAAAAGGCGAAAATAAAGCAACAGTTGATGGACTTGTTGTAGGTTCAACAATTTGTATTAAATATGTAATTTCGGATGCTACTGCTCGTAGATTTACTGTAAATGCAGATTATGTTCCTTCTGTTTGTCACGCTGTAATGACAATTCCACTTTTCAAGAGTGGTGCAACAGGCGAAACAATTGAAAGTAATGCCTCAAGAATAGGTGATATTGTAGTTGATATTCCTAATTTCCAACTTGAAGGCTCACAAGATTTGTCGCTTACCTCAAGTGGTATTGCTTCTGTTTCACTTTCAGGTACAGCACTTGCTACATTTACAGGTAATGTAGGCTGTTCAGACCACGGCTATTATGCAATTATTACAGAACGCATTTACGGACAGGATGAGTTTGCTAATGTTTCTGCTCTTGTAGTTGCGGGTGGCAATATTGAACTCGGTCATAATGAAACACAGACAATTAAAGTTTATAAGATGTATTCAGATGGCACACAGCCTTCGTTGATTGACAACACTAAACTTACATTTACTGCTTCAGGTACATCTGCAACAGTAGACAATAATGGTGTTGTTACAGCAAAGACTACTGACGGAGTTACTACTATTGAGATTGTAGCAAAGGGTAAGACTACTCTTACTACTGCTTGTGTAGTAAATGTTAGTGCATAACTATAAATTAGTTTAAATATAAATTGCGTGGGTTTTATACTCACGCAATAGTACATAGTGAAAGGTGGCTTATAGAATGAGTTATGGTGGTTATGGCTTTCCTAATAATTATGGAATGACTTATCAACAACCAAATGGCTTTCAAAATAATTTTAATAATGATAGCCGATATAACAGATATATGAATATGGTAGAACAACAAAACAATAATAATAGTCAAATGGCTAATACTAATTTTGATTTTATCACAGTTTCAAGTATGCAAGAGGCACAAGATTTTAATGTGCCAAACGGACAAATAAGGTGGTTTAGACATACAAGCAAGCCTGAAATTTATGTTAAAGCAGTTTCAGCAGTAGGGCAACCGAGTTTTGGGGCATATGAATTACACGAGATTGATTTTAATAATTCGGAAACAAAAGAAAATAAAAATTATGTAACTGTTGACAAATTTAACGAACTTAATAGTGAGGTTGATAGGTTAAAAGATGTTATAATTCAACAGAATAATACTATTCAAGAATTATCAAAAGTTAAACCTACCAAAACTCAAAATAAGGAGGCGAAGTAATGAAATCTTTTAATCCTTTTTCTATGGGTTCTTCACAGTCTAATGGTAATGGGTTCAATATGAATAATTTTCAAAAATTCGTTGATGTTATGAATATGAAAAATTTAGACCCAAATGAGCTATTAGCAAAAATGCAGAGTAGTGGGCAATTTTCTCAAGAACAGATAAATCAAGCAACAAAACAGGCTGAGGAAATAATGAAAACTACTCAAGGAAATTTAAAAAATATAAAGGGTATAGGAAATTTTCTTAAACACTTTATGTGACATATATTTTGAAAGGTGGCTTTTAGAAATATTGATTGTGCTTTCTTTAAACAATCAATCAAAATAATATGATTTTGGTTAATACAATCAAAACATTATTTGTACTACAAGGGGGTGCAATTAATGTTTTTAAGTAAACCCTTAAAATCTCTTTTAGTTGTACTCTCTTTTAATAAATGATATTTTATTTAAGAGATGCGTACGGCTCTTAAATTTAATATAAATATATATTTTATTTAAGTAAAAGGAGATTTTTATTATGGCAATGGATAATGGTTTAAGTATTGGAGATGCTCTCGCTCTCACAAAGAATAATGATGAGAATGGTGGTTTCCTTAGCGGTGGTGCTGGTGGTATTCTCGCTCTCATAATTGTGTTTATTCTTCTTTTTGGTGGAGGCAGTGCTTGGGGTGGCTATGGTAATGGTGCTGTTGGCACTTATGCAACACAGGCTGATATTCAGAGAGGATTTGACACTAACCAAATTATTAATAAACTTGATGGCATTTCTAATGGTTTGTGTGATGGCTTTTATGCTATGAATACAACTATGCTTAATGGTTTTAATGGTGTTTCAGGTGGCATTACAGAACTTGGTTATCAAATGAAAGATTGCTGTTGCACAACCAATCGCAACATTGATGCAGTTCGTTATGAAAATGCACAGAACACTTGCGAAATTACTACTGCAATTCACGCAGAGGGCGAAGCTACTCGTGCATTGATTAACGCTAATACAATGCAAGACCTTCGTGATAAACTTGAGGACAGAGATAGAGAATTACAGACTGCAAACTTCCAACTTTCACAGCAAGCACAGTCTGCAAACCTTGTCAACCTTTTAAGACCGTTCCCAATTCCGTCTTATATTACTTGCTCACCATATACAACCCCAACAAATGTATATGGTTACAGTAATTGCAATGGTTGCGGAACAGTAGCATAATCTAAATAAAATATGACAGAGTGCATACTCGCACCAAATATTAAATAATAATGGCGAGTAGAAATACTCGCCATTTTTCTATTTAGATAAAGTTATTTCAGTATAAGTGCGATATGCTAAATACTTGAAAGGACTTGATATAATGGCTTTGACTACATTCTCTAATACTACACAAACAGTAAATACAGGCAGTGCCGTGGTATTTACAACTAATTATAATAGTAATTCTTGCACAGTAAGACATTCGGCAGGAAGTTCGGCTATTAGCTTGCATAGGGCAGGTTGGTATCTTGTAGATTTCACTGCAACGGCAAGTACAGTCGCAACGGCAGGTGGCACAGCGACATTCCATTTGTATGGTAATGGCACACAGATTGAAGGCTTTGAGGCTTCACAGTCTGCTACTGCTGATACTGTAATTATGAACTTATCTCAATCACAGTTTATGGTTAGAGTAAGTCCAAATTGCTGTGCTGTTACTGATAATATTCCACTTAATCTTACTATTCAAAATGACGGAACACCTGTTACAATAACAAATGCTAATGTGACAGTTACAAAATTGTCTTAATATGGCAAATAATAATGTTCGACAAGAAATATCTGCTCTTGATGTAGTTTCTGTAATGGGAACTATGTTGGGAATTATGACTTATGATAAGGTCATAACCAAAGATGATTTAGAAAAAAATATGCACAATATGCTTATAGATATTCATAATCATTTAGAAGAGCAAGATAAAAAACTTGATTTAATTTTGAATAAAATAGGTGGTGATGTTAATGGATAAACAGATTGCCCAAAAAATTCTTGAAAATATTGTTGAAGAATATGAAATGGTAAGTGATATGTCAATTACTGAAAATCTTTTAGATTATCTAAAGGATTTGATGAAAGTGGAACATAAACTCAACAAGGTCATAAAAGGCGAGGCATATGATGAGGATGATAATGCTCAAAGTATTGCTAAACATACAGAAATTGACAATTATTTGGCAGATGCTTGGGATGAATTTGTTTCATACAAGACTTACAAAGAACAATATAAGCGAACAAGACAAGACGATGATTTACAAATGGCTCACGATGAATTAGGACATTTTTTAAATAATGTTAATGATGTTTACCGAGAACTCGCTAAAATATGTCAAGATGATATGGAAGAGTGTTCAATGGTAAAGGCAAAAGTTAAAGAAGTTTATCAAATGTTTCATTAAGGGGTGAGTTTAAATGGTAATTATTGCCGAACTTGTTAAAGATATAAATTGTTTTATCGACAAAGCAGAGTGCTATATTGATAAGGCTATTGAATGGAAAGATGAATATGCTGAAATAAGCGAGGAGTATTTTAAGATTTATGAGGGTTGTATGGCAAATGTAGATAGTTTGCATACTTTTGTAGTAAATCTTATTAAAGAAAAGAAAGACAATGAAATAACAGATAAGACAACACTTGATGTTATGACAAATGTTTGGAAATTTACTCATTCAGAAATTCTAAATAGAATAGACCATATTCAATATAAAGTTGATAAATATAAAGCAATGTAATTTTGCTTTCAAGAGTAGAGGTAAAACTCTACTCTTTTTACATATAGTGGGAGGGTTTTATACTCTCCCACATTTTTATAGGTGATAAACTTATGTGTTTTTATACAGAATATAGGAATTTTAAAGGCAAAGAATATTTATTTTGTAAAAAAACTAATAATATTTGCAATTATAGTAAATTCTGTAATTTGCAAAATAAATTTATTCTCAATGACAGGTGGGAAAATTGTAAAGTGAAAGATTTAAAGGAAATTCCAAAAGGCTCAAATAGGGTTTTGTTTGAGCGTAGGGGATATTTATATATTGAATATAAGGACACTACAATTAAAGTAAAAAACACTTTTAAGAGTGTACCCGAATATGTATATGTTCAAGAGGAAATTGATGATATTTATGATGTTTCATTGACACCTTTTGAACAAAAAAAGAAAGTAGTAACAAGTAAACCTAAAAAGATATGAGTAGAAGCATAAAACAAGGTGGAATTTATATGGTTAATCTTGGTGACGAAAATGTTGGCAATGAGGAAAAGGGTATAAGACCTTGTATTGTTGTTTCGGCAGAAATGCTGAATAAAAATCGGAATAATGTTATTGTTATTCCAATTACATCAAGTACAACCAAAAAAAATATGATAAATCATTACGAATTATCTCGTGACGATTATCTGTTCTTTGCAAAAAAGACAAATACTGTTTTATGCGAATGTATAAGAGATATAAGCAAAAAGAGAATAGAAAGGTTACTTGGAGAGATAAAACAAGATGATTTAAAACAAATCATTAAAATATTGAGATACAATTTTACAAATGCTTGATTATGAAAGGTGGCTTTATAGAAAATGGAAAATTGTATAAGAGATAAGATTGATACACAAATTGATAGACTAATAGCAGAAATAGAGTCAAGAAAATATGATGAAATGTATGTTAGCGAACTTAAAGAGGTTGCAGAATGTTTAAGTCAAATTGATAATATGTTTAGAAGTAGAGTAATATATGAAAAAATATTGCCAAATTCAGATTGTTGTTGTGTACCACCAATAAAGGCAGTAGAAAAAACTAACGATAATTTTCCATTTTCCTCTTGACATCTTAAAAATTATGTGATATAATGTAGTCACCATAAGAAATAAAACAAAGAAAGGTGATTATATTATGGAAATTATTAAAAGTTTAGCAACAGATTATTTGTTATTTAGTTTATGGGATAGTTTAGTATTCTATCTATTCATAAACAAGTTGACAAAAATCAAATTAAAATTTGTTGATGTTTTAGTTGTTGGTGCAATATTTTGTTTGAGTTCATTAGCACCACCTGTTATAAGACAAATTTTGGGTATTATAGTAATATTTGTCTACATTTATAGAATAAGATATTACACAAATGAAGATATAAAGAAAGTGTTTTATTCATTGATTGTTATTGCTTTAGAATATTTATATACTTTAGTAATAGAAATGGCATTTTCTTTTATTTATAATTTGACAAATTTAATAGATTTATCTAATTGTACGATGTTTGAAAATATAATTGGGTTTATTCCTATTAAAATTGTTGAAGTTATTATAATATTTGTTATTATGAAATTTAAAAAAGGAGAACTAATAAATGAAGCAGTGGGTTGGTTCAGGCGTAGTTCGTAAGTAATTACATCCTAAAAGTTTTCTTATATGGTTCTTTTACTTGAAAAAGCAACCATAGTACATAATAAATACAATGAGGTGATTTTTATTTTAGAAAAAATACAAGATTTTATTATTAAGAAAACAGGCAATCACGATTTAGCATATTATGTAACTTGTTGTATTTATCTAATAACTACATATACTCCAATAATAGTATTTGGTATTTTGTTTGACATATTGCCTTTTGTAATTGTAAGTGCGATTGTTTTTAATAAGATTAGAAAATTTTGTGGTGGTTTTCATTGCACTTCAAATTTGAGGTGTAGTGTAATTTCTAATATGTTAATTATAATTGCAGGATATATGTCAAAATATTCTCTACAATGGCTTTGGTTAGTCTTTTTAATTGCGTTAATATCAATTAAAGACTTATATATAAAAGCACCATTTAAAGAACAAATAAACGATATACAACCTAAAGATAGGTGGTATAATAATAAGCCTTATACTTTATTGTGGAATAAATTAAATATAGATACAAGCAAATATAATAAACCTTATGATGTTGTTTGGTATAGAAAGGGTATGATTAAATGGATAGTCATATCCTTATTTTTTGCCATTTTGTTTCTATATTTAAAATTATATTTATACACATCTTGCATTTTGTGGAGTATTATCCTTTGTGATATAACACTCTTTTTAAATAAGGATGATTTTTTGTAAAAGGGGATAATCTCAATGGCAGAAAATACAACAGTTGAAATTAATAGACTTATTAAAGATATAAAAGACACTCAAAAAAGAATAGACCATATTGAATATGATGATATTAAAGAAATCAATCAAAAAATGAATAAGTTTGAGGTTGAACTTAATACTAACGACCTTTTAGTTAAACAATCTATTGAGGCAAATGAAAAACTTGTAAGCACACTGGACTCTGTTAAAAGTTCTATGGTTGAAATTGCACAAACAGTTAAATATCAAGGTGAAACATTTTTGAAACAAACAGAAGTTATTTCGCAGTTGACAGATAAAGTAAATAGCGTTGAAAATAAAGTAAACAATGTTGAAAGTAAAATCAATAGTGTTGAAAATAAATTTGACGAAGTAGATGATGAAATTCAAAGAGTTGACAATAAATCAAAAATTGATATTATTGAAACTCAAAGTAATTCAGTTAAAACATTTTTATCAAAGTATGGTGGTTATATTGTGGGTGGAAGTGGTATTATATTTGCAATAATAGAGTTAATTCAAAAGTTGTCTTGATAAGGGGCATTTTGCCCCTTTGGTACATAATTAAATTAGAAAATGGGAGGGCAATAATTTGATTTATGCCTTTGATATAAACAAATTAGATGTAGTTTGTAAAAATGCCAAAATAATTATTTTAACAGACTCTGTTAAATATCATACTGCTAAATTCAAATTTAGTGAAGATTGGAAAAACTTTTCTAAAACTGCATATTTCATAAATAAAAGTAATGATAAAGATGAAAAAGACATTAGCGTTCCTATGTTCTTGGGCGAAAATGAAACAGTATGTCTTATTCCGTGGGAGGTATTGACAAGAGAGGGGCAACTAATTGTTTCTATTCAAGGTGTTCAAGATGATACAGAAATTTGGAGTAAAATGAATAGACCTATTGTGTTACAAAAGAGTGACAAAGACAGTTACACAATTCCTCAAGAGCCAACTATTCCTATATATAATCAGTTATTGAATAAATTAGACTCAAAGGGTGATAGTATTCAATTTGAAGATGATACTTTATCTTTAAAGAGTGGTAATAAGGTACTTTCAACAACAAAAATTAAAGACGAAACAAAAGATTATGAAAATCTTTTAAATATCCCAACACTTAACAATATTGAAATAAAAGGGAACAAAACAGCAAATGATTACAATATCGGAAATGGTTTAAAAGTTGACGAGGCAAAAGTCATTTATAAAGGTGAGGAAATTTCTTTTAAAGATTTTATCACTCAATACATCAAAGATAATGAAACATTCGCAAAACTTATTGAAAATAAGGCAAGAAAATTTGATGTTAATAGTCCTTTAAGCAAGGAAATTGGCGAAGGTGAAAATGCCGATATTTTAAAACTTAAAGACAATTCTATTGATAAGCAATTTCTTGCACAGTCCATAGTTGATATTCTTGAAAATATTGAGAATATTGATTTTGCCGATTATTCACAATATTCAACAGAAGATAATTTCTATGATTTATCTCAACTTGACGAAAATAAAACTATTTTTGTAAATAAAGCAGGATATGTTGGTATTGCGAATAGTATTTTATATGATTGGCAAGCAGAAGAGCCGACTCAAAAACAAAATAATGTTATTTATGTTAATGCAAACAGTTTTATAATAGTCAATAAGGGTGAAAATGGATATAAGTCTATTTATTTTATTACAGACGAAAATCAATATTATTTTGAAAAACTAACAACTAATGATGATTGGAAGTTATATAGAACTAATCTTAATGCTACTTATCAAACTTGGCAATTTGCGGAACAGTTAGATAAGGGTAAACAAAATATTTTAATTAGTGGCGAAAACATTAAGACAATAAATAATGCGTCGGTTCTTGGAAACGGAAATATTGATTTGCCACCAAGTCCGATTACTATAATAGATGCTGAAAAATATACACTTCTTCAAGAAGGCTTATTTTATTTTACTAAAGATGCAGAAATAGGTTATAAAAGTAGTAATTATGCACGGGGTCAAGGCTCGGTGTTTACTAAAAATATATATGCAAACACTTTAGTATATAAAAAAGATTTAGGATTGAGTACGACACTGATACTTTTTGCTCCTGTTGAACCGAATGAAGATGGGTCTGGAAATTTAATTGGTGGATTAAGTCTTGAATACATTGATTTAGACGGTAATGAAAGTATGTTTGGCTTTAGTGATTTTATCAATTATATAGGTAATATACTTAGTATTTTGGGAGATGTTGGCTATCAAGACCCAAATAGGATTATAATAACTAAAGAACACAATGACGAAAATGGAACTTTTAGTTTTGATACAATAGGCATAGGAAAAGGATTAAAACTTGAAAATCAAGAATTATCCGCAATTATAGGAGATTGGACTATCTTAAAAAACGAGCAAATCTCGGTAGATACAGAGTATTATACTTTGTCTAATTTGAGCATAGGAGAGTATTATATTTGGTTAAGTAAAGATACTCCTATAAATACAGGAGTACAAGGTAGTCTTACAGTTGATTTATTTGGTACTAATATTACACTTGGCAATTTAGAAACAGATAGTAAGAATGTTTTATTGCATATTATAAAACAAAGTAATGATTATGCTTTGTTAGATTGGAGTACGATTACACCAAATACTGTTTTTAGTTTAAGTAATAATAGAAATTTTGGTTTATTCCCAACTCCTATTACAAACAATTCGGTTACTATTAGAACTTCTATGGGCAATTTTAGTAGTGGAACGCAAATTAAGGTTTGGAGTAAAGGATAAAATGTATAAAATAGGTTAGTGTTTATTTAAACATTAGCCTATTTTTTTTTGTTTAGAGGTGATAAAATGGCAGATATAACAGTTGATACAGAATTAAGTTTGACAAGTGAAAATCCCGTTCAAAACAAGGTCGTTACTCAAAAGTTTTATGAGGTTGAGGGTGATATTGAAAAAGCCACTTTATCATTAGTTCAACTTAATAAAATGATAAATGATGAAATAGAAAAAATTAAAGAAAGTGGGTTGGTAAGTTGAGTTTAGCAAGTGAAGCACAAAAGGCAGTTGATGGTCAAAATACACTTAATTATTATTTTGATGAATTGATTAAGCGTGTTAAAAATGTGACAAGTTATAATGGCTTAACAGATAAACCACAGATTAACGGAATTATACTTGAAGGCAATAAAACAACTGATGATTTATGTGACAGCGAGATTACTGCACAATCCACAGGAATAGCGAGTAGCAAGGCTGTTTATAATTTAATTATGGGTGCATTGGAGGATAGTTATTAATATGGCAAGGACTGATAATTTAAAAAACTATTTAACCGATGTGGCAAATGCAATAAGAGAAAAAACAAAAACAACAGATAAAATTAAGGCAAGTGAATTTGATGATAAAATCAGAGGAATAAGTGGAGCGAGTGAACAATGGGAATGGGCATTAAATAATGTAATTAACTTTAGTTCTGCTAATCCAACTTTTTTTAAGGGCAATAAATATTTAAAAGTTATGCCTAATTATCTTAATGAAGAATGTGCAAAAATAACCAATTGGAGCAATGCTTTTAACGGCTGTTCTAATTTAGTAGATGTAGATATTGATACAAGTGCTGGTACTAATTTTACTTCAACATTTAGAGCTTGTACTAAACTAACTAATGAAAGTATAAAAAATCTAAATTTTGATAAGATGACTAATGGTTTTGCTATGTTTGGCTATGGTACAAAAATTACTCAATTACCAAACTTTAATCACGAAATTATTACTAATATGGGTGAGATGTTTTGGGCAAGTGCATTAAGCGATTTAGGAGAAACAGATTTGAGTTTTCCAAAGGTAACTAATGCTGATTATATTTTTGGTGAAACACAAATTACTAAAGTGCCTAATTTAAGTTTTCCTGAAGCTACAACAGCCAAAGGACTTTTTCAAAGTTGTTTAAAATTAAATAGCTTTCTACATAATTTAGATATTCCGAAAGTAACAACTGTATATCAATTATTTAAAGGTTGTACCTCATTAACGGAAATTGGAAGTATTGAAGCACCTTTAGCAACAATCTCAAATGATATGTTTAGTGGTTGTACTAATTTAGTATCTATTGGAAATGTCAGTCTTGATAGTACGACAAATACAAATGGTTTTCTTACTAATTGCACTAATTTAAAAACAATAGGTGTGTTATCCGTTCCCAAAGTTAAATCTCTTGGTAATCCGTTTAAAGGATGTTCTAATTTGGAAAGTATTGGGAAATTTAATGTAAGTTCAGCAACTTCATTACCTCCTTTTACAGACTCTACAAATTTAAAGTCCATAGATTTTGTAAATTCCACATCGAAAGTAACTAATTTTAGTGAGCTTTTTAATGGAAAAACCTTATTAGAAACAGCTAAAGGATTAGATTTAAGTAGTGCAACAAATGTATCTAATATGTTTTTAGGCTGTTCAAATTTAAAAAATGTTACTTTTGCAGAAAATAGTATTAAAATAAGTTTCAATTTGGGTGACTCACCATTATTAACAGATGAGTCTATTCAAAGTCTTATAAATGGTTTAGCAACAGTTACAAGCCAACAAACATTAACATTACACGCAGATGTGAAATCAAAATTGACGGAAGAGCAGAAAAGTGCTATAACTTCAAAGAATTGGCAACTTGCATAATTTATAAAGGAGAGAATATAATGGAATTAAAATTAAAGAAAAATTATCTTACTATTGAGGAAATTGGCAATATTGTAAATCAATGTGCCGAAAAACATACTTCTTATGAGTGCGAACTCATTAAAACTGTTCTCGTTGCAAAATATTGTCTTAATTATGATTTTGGTGATAAAGACGATGTTACTGTTTATAACGAACTTGCAGAAAAAGATTTTCTTGATAATGGTTATTTTGCCATTACAAATATTGAGGTTCTTGAGGATTGTATTAGAAAAGAAAATAGCATTGAGCAGACTTTTAGAGAATTTCTTGAAGGTCTTAATAAGTCAATTGAAAAAGGTATGAAAAAGATACCAAAGAACTTTGATACAAAAGAATTTATTAAAAAGGTCGAGGAAGCAGTTGGCAGGAAAGAGAACAATAAGTAATGAGGCTGAATTGCAACAAGTGCTTATAAGACGGCTTAGAATTGCGTTTAAAGCGACTTTAACTCAATGTTTGGATAAATTAAAAGACATTATTGAAAGTGAAGTTTATGAGGCTTATGAGGGCGATTGGGCAAAAGCAGGACTTCGTACATATCAATTTGAAAATTCTTTCTATAAAAGAAATACAAAAGTGGTAGCAAATGAGATTATTGGTGGGATAGAGCAAAATTTTTCTATAATGAAAAAAATACCTTTAAAGAACGGAATTACTATTCATAAAGATAAAAGACAACTTGCAGAGATAATTGAAACAGGAATAGGTTATACTATTGGTAATCCACCTGCTCGCCCCTTTTGGTCTAAATTTGAAACTTGGCTTTATGCTAATGCCTATGATATTTTCAAGAACGAATGTTCTAAAGTCGGTTTGAAAGGAGTATTCGCTTCTTATGATTAGTTTGGGTCTTGATATGAGTTCAACTAAAAGTGGCTATGGCTTATTTAAAGATGACAAGTTAATTGACTATGGTGTTTGGGCAATACCTAAAGATATAATTGATTGGCGAGATAGGGCATTTTGGATGGGTGATAGGCTTAAAGAATTTATTGTAACTCATAAGATAGATATTATTTACATAGAAGATGTGCCTCTTATAATGAAAAACCCTCAAACACTAAAAATATTAGCGTTTTTGCAGGGCATTATAGCAGGTATTGTAACGGCTTTTGATATAAAAGTCGAATATATTGCTGTGTCTAAATGGAGAGCCGATTTAGGTTTATTTACAGGTAAAAGAAAAGACACAGAACGAGAATTGATGAAGCAATCAAGTATAGAATATGCAAATAAAACATTTGGTCTTGATTTAATATGGAAAAGTAAAACAAGCAAATATAATCAAGATGATATTGCCGATGCAATAAATATTGCATATTCACAAATTAAACCCAAAAATAATAATGCTTTTGGTCGAAAATCAAAGGTGGGTGATTAGTTGGCTGATTTTTTCATAAATGCGAAGGTCAGAGTTGATACTTCTGATGTTCAAAAACAATTAAGTAAAAAGAAAATTAGCGTTGACACTAAAGACGCTACTAACCAAATTACAGGGTTAGGTACAAAGATAAAAAGTCTTGGTAGTGATTTTATTGATACTACCAAAAAAGTGGCTAAATTCGGTGTAAGTACGGCAGTAATTGGATTGTTTACTGCAAGCGTTACAAATGCAGTTCAAATTGTAAAAGATTTTGATGACGCTTTAACCGAATTTAAAAAAGTTAGTGATTTAAGTGGTGACAGCTTAAATGAATATACTCAACAATTAGGTGAGTTGGGTGAAAGTGTCGCTCGCACGAGAATCGAGATGACTGAAGCCTCGACAGAATTCAAAAAGTCGGGTTATTCAGATGAACAATCGGCTCAATTGGCAAAAGTATCAAGCCTATACCAAAATATTGCAGATGAGCAATTAAGTGCTTCCGAAGCTTCGGCTGTTCTTATTTCACAGATGAAAGCTTTTGATATTCAAGCAGAAAACAGCGAACATATTATTGATGCTATTAATGAAACCTCCAATAATTTTGCTGTTTCATCAGGTGATATTGGTAAAGGTTTAACAGCAGCAGGTGCTGCTTTAAGTACATATGGCAATAGTTTTGAGCAGACTATTGCATTAGTAACAGCAGGTGAAATAATTTCTTGCCTGTATAGGCTAAATTGCTGGAAAGTCCTAAAGATACATAAACTACAACATAATAGGAAACTATAAGTGTGAATGTTTAAAAATTATGTATATGTAACAATGAATAATCAGCAGCCAAGTCTTACTTGAAATAGTAGGAAAGGTTCACAGACTATCGAAAACAATCAAGTAAAAAATACTTGACAAATGTAACTAATTGTGGTATAATTAGAATAAGCTACAAAAGTAGACGAAGTGAGTAGAGTAGCGAAAGCAAAAGAGCCTACATTTTATTATTAAAATGAAAATATAGTCGGTTCTTATATGAAAATATAAGAAAATATAAATCGTCTAAAAAAGAAATTAAAATATGATATAATAAGAAATGGAAAATTTAAAAAAATTTTAGATGATTTTATTAAAATTTAAAGACAGAAATATTCCAAGGCAAGTCACAACAGGTTGCAAGAGGTTTAAATACCATTTCAAGCCGAATAGCAAAGAACGAAAAAGCATTAGCTGAATATGGTGTTGCAATTAAAGACGAGAATGGTAATCTTCGTTCAACCTATGATATTCTTGCCGATTTAGCACCTAAATGGGAAACAATGAGTAGCACGGAACAAGTTGCTCTTGGTAATACTCTATCGGGTGTCAATATGTATAAAATATTTTCGGCTGTTATGAGCAACTTCAACACGGCAATTGAGGCAAATATAACAGCACTTTCTTCGCAAGGCTCGGCAACAAAAGAAAATGAAGCTTATATGGAGTCCTTGCAAGCAAAGGTTACACAATTAAAGTCTGCTTTTACTGAGGTTGTACTTGGTGAGGGTGGACTTAACACATTTTTAAAGAACCTTGTAGATGCTGGCACGGGTATAGTCAAATTTATTGGTTATGGAAATAATTTAGTTGCTATCTTAACTACCATAGGTGGTATTTTAGTTACTATCAATGCTAAAGTGATTGCCCTTAAAATTGATAGTGTTATAAGTGGAATTGCAAATCTTGCTACTTCTATAAAACAAGGTTTAACGGATAGTTTTGTCACAGTAGTAAAACATATTGTAAGATTTTCCACAGGTGTAAATACTGCGACAACCGCTAATGAGGCTTTTGCAATTTCAACACAAGGTCTTGTTTCTGCTATCGGTCTTGTTACATCTGTTATAAGCATAGGTGTAATGGCTTATAATAAATATAAGCAAACACAAGAACAAAACGCAAAAGAAGCAAGAGATAATTTAAAGTCTTATAGTGAAAGTGCGGATAAATATAAAGAACTTGAAAAATATTTAAGCGACACAAATTTATCCGAAAAAGAATTAAATACTATTCTCAAAAATAATACCGACATTTTTGGTGAATATACAGAGGCTATTAAAGGCACTACTAAAGAACGAGAAAAGTATTTAGAAATTCTTAAAGAGCAAAACGCTGAAGAGGCAGCTACAACATATAGAGAGTCTGTTGGTGAGGTTAAAAGTGCAACTAAAAGAGCCACAGAAGGCACTTCTTTAACAGGCTATTTAACATCTCAAAGAACATTGAGAGCAGGAGGAAGTATATCTTCTGTAATACCTGAATATGATGCTGTGAAATCTGCAAAAGGTTTACCTGCTCAAATAGAAGCATTAACAAAATATCAAGATAAACTTCAAGAAATAAGCGATGAATTAGCAAAAAGTGGGAAAAATCATAGTGGTTATGATGCTGCTATTGCTCAAACAAGTGCAGAAATTAAAAAACTCACAGAACAACAAGAACAAGATAAAGAAACTCTTGAAGATGCTAATATTGCTTATCAAATAGGCAAAGAAAATCTTGGTGCTTATGCTCAAACAAACGAAGAAGCAAATAAAGCTTTAGATAAATTAAATGGCACTCAAAACAAAAATGCTAAAAGTGCGGATAAAGCGACAGAAAGTCAAAAAACTCTTTTAAAGAAATTTGGATTAACGGCGGAACAAGCAAAAGAGTTTGCAGAGTCTTTAGGCTTGACTACTGATGAGTATTTAAAACAAAGAAATGCACAATCTGAGTCAACTGACTCAACTGATGAAAATGCTGATAGCACTACAAATAATGCCGAGGCTGTAAAAGATTTAGCAACTCAACTTAAAGAACTTAAAGATGTTCAAGATACTGCTAAAGACGCTCTTAAAGAGTATAATAAATATGGTGGTGTAAGTTATGATACACTTCAAGATTTATTAAGCCTCCAACCTGAATATTTACAATATCTTATCAACGATAGCGGTCAATTTGAGATTAACAAAACAACGCTTGGCAATCTCAATCAAGCTCTTGCAAATAATTATACTCAAACTTTAGCCAATTCGGCTGTTCAAGATATGTATAATTATGCAATGGGCAACACGAACGATATGTCTAATCTTGCTCAAAGTGCAGTTGGACTTTTTGGTGATACTGCCGAAACAACGGGTAATAAAGCTACAAATGCTACGGGTGGAGTGCTAAGCTTTGCTACTGCTCTTGCAACTGCAAATGAGGCAGCAGGTGGTAAAGGTGTTAATTTAGACAAATTGACCGAGGGTCAAGAAAAGATTATGAAAGCTTATCAAGGCTATCATAATCAAATGCAAAAATCCTTTAAGGTCACTGCTGCTCAAACTAAAGCAACTAAAAGTAATTCTTCTGCTACATCAAAAGCCACAAAGGCTAAAAAGGCATTAACCGAGGCAAACAAGAAACTTGCAAAATCTATTGAAAAGGTTTCTAAACAACTTGAAAAGGAAAAGCAAAAACTTGAGGATAACATTGATAAATGGAAAGAACAAGCCGAGGATATTGAAGATGTTTTCAGTGTTGTTTCGGATAAAATCCAAGATAGAATTGACCTTTTAGAAGAGCAAAAAGATGCAAGAACAGAGCAGATTGAGGCTGAAAAAGAAGCACAAAATGACTTATTACAATCTCAAATAGATGCTATTGATGCTGAAATTGAAAAGCAAGAAGAAGCTAATGATGCTGTAAACGATGCTATTGAATTACAAGAAAAGCTTGAGGCACTACAAAAGGCTAAAGCAACTAAAGTCAAAACATTTAAAGACGGCGAATGGACTTATGGTGTTGACGAAAGGGCAGTAGATGAGGCACAGCAAGCTTTAGATGAATATAATAGGGAAAAAGCACAAGAAAATGCTGTGTCTGCTCTTGAAAGTCAAAGAGATATTTTACAAGCACAGCAAGATAGTCTTGATAAAGAATATGAGATTAAATTGGCTAATGACGGAATACTTAATAGCCTTAATAATCAAATAAGTATTCTTGAAAAGCAAAAGGAACAAGTTGATACTCTTGCTAATAAATATAAAGATATTCAAAATAATCAACTTTTAATACAATATCTTGGAACAACAGATATTTTTGGAACAGAAGGACTTAAAAATAATGTTATTCCGACATTAAGTAATGTTGAAAATAAATACATTTCTATTCAAAAGAAAATTGAAAGTGCAACAAAACAAGTTGAAAAGCTTGAGGCTGCGATTAAAAAGTTAGATGAGCTTGAAAATAAGACTAAAAGTTCGTCTAAAAAAGTTTCAAAAACATCTGTAAATAAGAAAGTTGAAAAGATTGTTACTTCTACCAAGTCTAAATCTACATCTAAAAAGAAAAAAAAGAAAAAGCACGCAGATGGTGTAGCACGAGTTGAAAATGACGAAATTGCTTTAGTTGGTGATAGTCCAGATACAGAACTTGTTGTTGGCTCAAAAATAAATGAGGGTATTACTACAATGTTACCAAAAGGTAGTGGAGTAGTTAATGCTAAAAGTTTAAATACTTTAGCAGGTATTTTAAACAATGTTGGTGCTTTTAGTAGTAGCAACTTTGGTGCAGGAAATGGCACGATAAATAATTCTTCACAAGAAAATTCAACAAATATAAATATTTCTAACTTGAATGTTCAAACGGATAATGGGGAAGAATTTGTTAATTATTTACAAGATTTTGCTTTAAAAATGAAACAAAAATCTTATTAGAATATATTTTAGATAAAGGAGTTAGACTTATCTAACTCCTTTATAGTACATAAAGAGAGGTTTTAGATATGAATAAATATGAAGAGGCGGTAAGGCAACTTCAAAAAGGTATTGAAACTTATGTTGATAAAAAAATATCTGAAACAAAATTTGATAAAACATATATAGGCATAATAACAGCAATTACAGATAATAATACTTATTCAGTAAATGTTAAAAATGTTATATATAGCAATGTACCCGTTGCGGGCAATGCAGTGTGTAAATTGAATGAAATTGTTAAAGTGCTTGTGCCAATGAATAACTTTAATAATATGTTTATTATAAATGTTAATAATGATTATGTTAATAATATTAATAAACCTAAAATCAATGGAGTTGAAATTATTGGAGATTTAACATCTGCTGACTTACATATTGGCGATTCAAGTTCTATAAGTGAATTTGGTGGTTGGGTACAAACAATTGGTGAATTTTTTAGCAATAAAAAAGGCTCAAAAAATGTTGGTATGTCACCCAATAAAAACAGATATGCTTTATGGGCAGGAGAAACAAATGGTGCAAATGGACTGATAGATGGCTGTAATGCGTATTTTAAATTAAAACAAAATGGTGAGTTATCTTTACATAGTGATAAGGTTGTTGAACAACAATCAATCAAAAAAGGAAGTCTTTTTATTGATTTTACACCTGAAGATAAAGATGATATTTTTTCGGCATATTACAGAAAAGATATACGATTAGAATTGATTTCTTTGCCAAATTCAACTGCAAAGAGAATTTATAAAGATGAAGTTTATAAAAAAATAATAGACGAAAATGGCAATGAAAAAACTGTATTTGACCCAACCGTTTATTTTGCCGATATGGGAAATGGATATATTTCAAGAGTTTATTCTCAAACATATAAAGATTATGAAGAAAACCCATATGTCAATCCATTAGATAGAGAAAATATAAAATTTGATGAAAATAATATATCAGGAACTAAAAATAATACAGTTTCTGCTGGATATGGAGCTTTTACAACATATAATACTTATAATCCTGATTTAGTAAACTCAAATTTGTTTTTATCAAATTCAAGTAATTTAACTGTATCGTTTGGATTAGGAACAGGGGCAGATACGGCAGGAGATAATAGTTTAACTTTTTATAATTGTAGCAGTATAAATGATAATGAACAAACAATAACTTTTGTTTGCAATAGATGGTCACCTGTTTATTGGGGTTATGGAATTGGACTTGATTGGGACTCAAGAGAAACCTTAAAGTCGGGAGTAACATTAAAAAACAATAATTTAAGTGAAAATAAATATAATTGTTTTATTTTAAGTAATGGAGAAATTTTGCCCATTCCCGATGATGAAGATAGCGAAAATAAAACAGGTCATATATTATATTATGTTTTTAGGATGGATGCTGCCCCTTGCTTTATTCCTGACTATGATAAAACAAAATATCAAACAGTTTTTGATTTGCCAAATAGTTTAAAGGGAACAATTATTTGTTTAGGAAATGGAACAGGAACAATTCCTGAATTAGAAAATAATCTAAAAGACATTGAAGAACTTCAAAACCTTTTGAATGTGAAAAAGATAATGTATATTTCAAGAGATGAAGATTTGGTACTTAACTCTCCTAAATTAAAAACTAAACTATCCATTATAAATAACTTTAATGAAAATGTAGATATTCTCAATATAAAAGATAAATATAATATAAATATTGGTAGATTAAATCCTTTAACGAAAAACCTTGATTATAAAAATGCTATTCATTTTGAAGAAGGTTTTGATAGTGATAATAATTGGCAAAGAAAAATTATTATTGAAACAGATAAGTTGATATTGCGTACCAAAAATGGTGATATTGAATTGGGTGTGGCTACAACCAATACTTCAAATGCCACAGAGGAAAATACAATATAAGAGGGGTGAAAGCAAATGGCTGATTATGATTATTTTGAAGTTAATCCAAACTGCAATAAGGGAAATGTTGATTTAAAAAGTAATTTATTTTCTATTCAAGGCGAAACAAGAAAAAAAGTTATTTATAATGACGGTCTTGACTTAACTAATGATTATTTAATTTGGAACTCCGATTATATTAATATTAAGGCTAATTTTTTATTAAGAATATGGATGAAGCCTTCAAGAATAGATGAGGACTTTTGTTATTTAGGTGATAAAAGTACAGGCAATTATTTTAAGTTGCATTGGGCAAGAGAATATGTTGAAGTGGATAATAAAAGTAAAGATTGTTTTGTTTTACAAGGTTATGAAAACAATGTTCTTAAAGTGCAACAAAAATCTAATTATGTCAATTTAATCAATAATCTTACTCGACTTATGATTTGGGTAAAGAAAAAAGGCAATGATTACGAATTGATTTTAACAGCTTTTGAGTATACTCCTACATTATTTCAATGGATAGAAAATGGTGGAGTGAGCAATGTTGAATATAATAAAAGTTCAACAATAGATTATGAATTTAGTTCTATTGATTTAGATAATACGGTTAAATTTATAGGGGAAATGAATGATGACATTAACATTACTCCATTAAATTATGTTGAATTAACAAATGGTGTATATCAATATTGGGATTTAACAGATGATGTTAATTTGCCATTTTCTTTAGATAAGCCAAATTGGACTAATAATACTGTAATGAATTGTAATTTTAAGGATAATATCAACGCAGGAAATATTGATTACAATATTGATGAAATCGAAAGAATAGAGATGACTAAAAAATATATAAATAAAAAGGCAAAAAATAGTTATCTTGTTTATGGTAAAAATGTTACTGAAGAAAGAGATATAGAATTTGAAACTTATGATAATTTTATTTCTAATAATTCAATTATAAATTATAGTTTATTATTGTATATTAAAAATAAAGAAACGGTATTGATTGAGCAAAAAGAAGTAAATATTGTGTTTAATTCTTGTTTTATTTCAGATAGATATAATATTTTCAAATTATATTCGGCTGTTGAATATAGTTCAAATTCTCAAAATATTCCGATTTCAATACAGCAACCTATTGGCAAAAAATATCCTATTGTAATTAAAAATGCAAAAACAAATTACGAGTCGGGTCAAATTAGCTTTCTTGTTTTGGGCGAAAACTTTGAAGTAACAAAAAAGGTTAATAGGGCAGATGTTGTCGCTCAAAAAGAAGAAATTATAGAGTTCCTTACAAATGGTTTAACTAAATTTTATACTGATTGGAACGGAAACACAAAAATTATTTCTATTGGTGGCTCACCTACATTTTCATATAATTCAAGTTATGGAAATGGTGTATTGTCAATAACTTTTGATTATGTTGAACAAGGCGATTGGACTAATCAAGAAGATTATTATACAAGTGGGTTAATGGTAAGGAGTGCATAAATATGACACAAGAGGAATATAATGTTTCTTTACAAGCCACAAGGATATTACATACTAAAATTATAGTTAAAAATTATGATTTTAGTGATTTTGGAAGTTTAGAGGGTGTAGTGGTTGGTTTTCCGAGTTTTACAATAGACTCTGAAAGCAATATAAGACGAACTTGTAGTATTAGTCTTGTACCGACAAGTCAAACATTTGAAATTAAATCAGGTAGTGCAATATGGCTTGATAAATATATTCAAGTCTATGTAGGAATTGAAGATATAACAACAAGAGAACCTATTTATACTAATATGGGCATTTACCTTATTGATAATCCTGAAAGAGTGTATTCGGCAACAGACAATACATTATCTTTTAAATTAGTTGATTTAATGTCAAAACTAACAGGAATGAGAAATGGCTATCTTGAGGGAATGTCATATATTATTCCTGCTGGTTCAAATGTTCGTAATGTTATGATTGCTACACTTGAGAAATTTGGATTTGACCAATATAATATTGACGAATGTCCTTATGAAGTGCCACAAGATATAAATATATCAAGTGGTGGAACGGCTTATGATATATTAAGTCAACTTTTAAATATTGCAGATAATTATGAGATGTATTTTGATGTTGACGGAGTGTTTCATTATCATAAAATTCCTATGAAAGCAGACGATGGCAAAATTGTTGCATATCATAATTTTTGGAATAATGTGTTAATTGATTATAATGTTTCAACAGATTTTGAAAGTGTTAAAAATATTGTTGAAGTATATGGGCAAACACATACTATAGCAAATTATAGCGATGCTACAATTGTTGATAATGGTAAAGCGTTTGGATTAATTATGGAACAGATAAAGTCATACACAGATGGACTTTTAGTCGGATTTACAACACCAAAAGACACTCAACTTAATACATTATATGGATTAGTTATAAATCAACTTGGAAGTAGACCCATTGTAGATGATAAAGGTAATTATCCTACCTATCAGCCAAATACATATTATGTATGTAAATATGTGGCAAATGGTGATTATTTTAGGTTTTTAGGTCATATAACACCTTATGCAATTGCACAAGAGAATAATGTGGCGAGTCCGTTTTATGTTGGTGGTTCAATAGGCAAAATTAGAATAGTTTTACAAGGTGATAATTATGATAATTTATATACAGATTTGCAATGTCAAGATTGTGCTGAATATGAATTATATAAAAGGTGTTTAATACAAAATAGTATTACGATAACTTGTGTGCCTATTTATTGGCTTGATGTTAATGATTTAATTGAAGTGACTTTGCCAAATAAATATGGGCAAGATGAAACTATGATTTGCCTTGTTAAATCTATAAATACAAGTGATACTCAAACAATATCTTTAATGAATGTTTCAACATATATAATTATTGAGGACTTTTTAGATATTGATAGTACAAATATCGTGCAAAATAAAGTTATAACGCAAGAATTTAATAAAGTTTATGAATTATTAGGTTGAAAGGAGAGCATATATGGGCGAAAAGAACACAGTTGATGTTCTCTTTAAAAGAGATACCCTTGAAAATATAAAAAGCACTCCCCTCAAAGACGGTCAAGTTCTATGGACTATAGACCAAGAGGGCAATGATAAAATATATAATGATGTCAAACAAAGTGACGATACAATTAAACGAACTCAAATTGGTGGTACTATTCAAGTAGACCAAGATTTTGATAAAGAAAGTCCATATCCATTAGCTAATAAAAAGATAGTTAATGGACTTAAAGATTTTATTCCTGCTTATGCTAAAGATTTAGATATTTTAACTGATGCATTATCTATTTCAACAACAGATGAAAACTTTGAATTGAATAAAACACAGTTAGTTTCTTCGGGTACAACTGCTAATATGCCCGAAGATTGTCTTTTGGGAATAAGAGATGTTGGGCGAGGAAAGGGTAACCCTACTTATGTAAGAATTTTTGGTAGAGATAAATATGGTATTCCTACCGAGTGGTTTAATTCGTGGGAAGGCACAAATTGGACTGGTTGGGCAAGAGCTATAACTCGAAACGACTTATATATTGGTTATGATAGTCTTATCAATAATATTCAAAAATCTGTTAAGATTTTTAAGCCAACATTAGAAACAGAAGATGAATTAGCTTTTGGAATATACAAAAATAATATTACAAAAGCAATAATAACATATGCTGGTACTGCTTTTGTGCATAATTTAGCAATTAAAAAAGACGATGGAACAGATACTCTTATCGTAGACAATAATAGTAATCTTTACGGCAATAATATTTATATTAACAATGACATAAGAGCACCGTATATTTATGCCACAAGTGCTTTAAACACATTTAATTTAACTGCAACAGGAATTATAGAGTGCAATAATATAAGTGTTGCAAAAAACTCATCTATTTATAACGACCCAACTACTTCCAATTCGTTAATGTTATATAGCAATGCTACTGTTAGATTATCTGCATCTAAAGCAAGTGGACTTACTTTATACGATGATGGTGAAGGCGGAGTATTTCAACCCGATGTTACAAATGTTTTAAAATTAGGAACAACAAACCACGCTTGGCAAAGCATATATTGTACAGGAACTGTTTATTGTGGTTCTTTATCTCAAATATCAGATAAAAAAGCAAAAACTCATATTGCTTATTTAAAAGATGAAAATAAACTTGATGAGTTTTATATGAATTTAAAGCCTGTTGAATATAAATGGAAAGATAATGGGCATAGAACACATTTGGGATTTTATGCTCAAGATATTGCTAAAAACGCAAATAACACAATAGGCGATTTGGCAATGTATCAGGCAATTCAATTAGCGAAAGACAAAAATGGAAAAGAAATTGAAAAACCTTATAGTCCTGATGTTGAAGATAAAGATTTAAAATGGACTTTGAGTTATGATGAACTTATTGCACCAACAGTAGCAATGGTTCAAAAACAACAAAAAGAAATTGAAGAATTAAAACAACAAATTGAGAATTTAAAGAGGTAATTGCAATGAAAATTAAGTGGACTACAAATGAAATTATCGAAAAGTACAAAGAAATTGAGGAATTTGTGCAAAGTGATAAAGAAATTCCTCTTGAACTTGCGTGGAATTTAGAGGAAAATCAAGAGGAATTTAAGGCGATAGTCGAAAAGTTTGAACGATATAGAACAGATATTATTCAAAAACTTCAAGAACATAATGTTTTTGAAACAACCGAGGATAATAAAACAATAGTTTGTGAAGAACACATTAAAGAATTTCAAGAGGCAAATGAAAAAGTCGACAAACTTCTTGCCATTGAAAATGAAATTGAAATTAGTACATATGAAAAAGATAAAGGGTTGCCAAAGGAAATGTCAGTTAAAGACATTCGTGCAATTAAATTTATGCTTGTTTAAATAAGGAGGAGAGGAATAGATATGAAAGTATCAAAAGAAACAATTATTAGAACAGTATTACAACTTGTAGCAATTATTAACATTATTCTTCAAATGACAGGCAAGAACACCTTGCCATTTACAGATGATGAAATTAGTCAATTTATTTCATTAGTCTTTCTTATTTGCACCTCAATTGCTACTTGGTGGAAAAACAATAGCTTTACACTCAATGCAATTAAGGCAGATAACTATAAGAAAAAGTTAGATAAGGGTGAGTAATATAATGGCAAAGTTTTATTACAATCAAAATAATTATGACAAAGTATCATACGATAATCCCAAAACAAAGAAAAAGGAAACGGTAGCAAGTTCAGGATGTGGTGTCTGCTCGGCTTGTATGACTTTTAATAATCTTTGTGGCAAAGAATTATATACTGTGTCTAAAATGGCTAAATTCAGCCTCTCACACGATTGTAGGGATAATAGTGGTACAAATGTTGAAAAGCTTTTAACGGAATTGTGTAAAAAACATAAGGAATTTTCGTTTAAGATTACAGACGATGAAAATAAACTTGTCGCTCATCTTAAAAAAGGTGGAATTGCCATTGCTAATCAAGGCGATAAGTATAATGTCTTTTCAACAGCAGGTCATTTTGTAGTTGCTTATAAAATGAATAAGAAAAATATTGAAGTTCTTGACCCTCAAATGTATTCGGGCAAGTACGATGCATACAAAAGACCTCAACGCATTGTAAAAAAGACTTCAACAGGCTGTGTGGTTAATGTTACACAAATGGGCAAGGCAACAGCAGACAGACCTAAAGCATATTTTCTTGTAAGTTATAAGAAGCCTAAGCCAAAGATTAAAGCACCGACTATCAAGGCAGGTTCATATACCCTTACAAATGAGCGTGGTATCTATAAGGGTGTTGGAGCAAATAGTGGTAGAAAGAAAGTTAAAGACTTGACTTCTATGGGTAAGAAATATGCTACTTCTAAAAAGGCAAATGATTACGCATATTTAAAAGCAAAAACACCTATCACTATTAGTGAAACAAAACTTGCCTCAAGTGGTAATCTTTGGGCAAAAATTCCAAGTGGTTGGTTTTGCGTTTGGAAAAAAGATAAAAATAAGAAATTTGTCAAATAAATAAATTATGGGAGATAGATTAAGTTCTATCTCCCATTTTTCGACCTTGCTAATATTTACTTTGAAATAATTTCATTTTCGTTGACTGTTTTAATAATAGGCGGTCTATTGTCTGTCTTATCAATATCATAAGGTACGGCTTGATAAAGTCCGTCATTATATCCTCTTTGGTAAGACTCTAACATCACTTCATTGAGTTCATCACGAGTAAAGGTGATAAACCCTGCCTCGTCAACTTCTTTTATATGTGTCTTAAATTGCATTTTATATCCTCCTAATGTAATTTCATTGATTGAAGGTAAAAACTTGTTGTAGAGCATTGTAGAGCGTCTTATCTATGTTTGACACGCATCTCAACCTCTTGTTGCTTTCCTTCGTTAAATGCTGTTGTGTAATCGCCTGTTAAGTAGCCTGTCACTCTACGCAATCTTCTAATATCTGTGCAACCACACATAGGGCAAGATTTTCCGATTTCATCAGTATATCCACATTTAGTACACATATCGTTTGGCACATTTACTGCGAAATAAGGTACATCTTTATCCATAGCATAGTTTACGATTGTTTCAAGTGCTTTTAAATTATTTTTTACTCCTGCATCCAATTCTATGTAAGCGATACTTCCTGAAGATGAATAATTATCTAATACGCTTTCAATATCAATTTTTTCAAATGGACTTATTTTTTCCCATACAGGGATATGAACTGAATTAGTGAAAAACTTTTTATCGGATACATTTGGTATTTCGCCATACTTTTCTTTAAATTTTGTCATTGAAGTAAAACATAAATTTTCTGCTGGGGTCAGATAAACACCAAAATTCAATTTATATTCTTCTTTAAATTCATCACATCTTTGTTTAAATAAAGACTCAATTTTTTTTGCGAGTTCCATACCTCTTTTATCGGTTTGGTCGCAATCAATCAAAATTTGTAAAGTTTCAGCTAATCCAATTTGTCCTAAAGCAAGTGTTCCGTGTTTTAAAGCTGAACGAATGTCTTTTCCGTCATATCCTGCCATTACATTATTTTCATACATAAATTTTGCACTATCAGGACTTTGGGAACATATCCATTCAAATCGTTCAAGCAACATATCTTTTGCTTCGTGAATTTTTTTGTCTAATAATGTCAAAAATGTTTCAATAACATCTTCGTTCTTATTATTTGCTTGTTCTTTGGCTTCCATAGCAATAGTTGGCATAATAACGGTTACAGGGCAAATGTTACCACGACCGTCTTTTAATTGCTTAAATCCATTTATATCAAAGCCATTTGCCGTTCTACACATTTATTCCATTGTCACCAATGGCACAGACTATATCATCATCTAATCGTTATTCGGTTAGATGTCCTTATGCTTCGACTAAGTATTCATCTCTTAGCCTACCTTGAGTCAATCTCCCAAGCCGAGTTATTCCCTCGAAAATAGTCGTTACATCTTTTTTAATTATTATATTCTGCTTTAATTGTTATTTTCTATAATCTTAAAATTATAATTAGTATAGTTAGGTCTTTCGTTTCTTAAAAAAGTTTTAATTCTATGTCTATCAACACCTGTGAATTTTTCACATTTCCGCAGACTTTCAAAAATATATTTTTCGTTAGAAGTTTTGTCGGTTGCTTCGATTTTTAAACATTTAAACCATCCAACATTTGAATGATATTGTTTTGCATTTTCCATTCCTTTTAATACATTTTCTTTATTTGTAATAGGTCTTAAATTTGTAATATGATTATTCGCTTTATTATTATCAATATGGTCGATATATTTAGCATTATGAAAAAATGCTTCAGCCATTAACCTATGAACTCGTTTTCTATATTTTTTACCCTTATAGTGTAATATTATGTGTTCATAGCAATCTGTTCCTATATATGAGTGAATAATTCTATTGGTTTTAAAGTTTTTGACTTTACCATCTTCTGAAATTCCAAAAGCATTATCCATTGATTTAAGCGGAATAAAATTCATTTTATTTTTTCACCTTTTTTATTTTTTTATATAATAATTAAAACTTGACACGGACTCAACTTTTAACAAAGTCCTATCCGTTAGCAAAAATATAAACAATTTTTACACCCTTGAAATAAGGTTCATAAGGATTTTATATGGGCTATAAAACTTACGCTGACCCATTGTACTAAAGTATGTTCGAGGGTCATTTTTATCATATCCCTCATTGCCACTCCAATCTACATTAGCGTAGTTTGGATAAAGTCTTTGTGCTGTTGACTTTAATGCTAATTGAAACAAATCATAATTCGGTTCACCTTTGTGCCTATTTACTCCATTCATACATTGAAAAATAGAGCAAGGAAAAACAGGTGTTTTATGTAATTTTCCTACACCTTCAATACTACCTTCCAATAAGGCTTTTGTAACCATTCTGCCTTCAGCTAAAGTACAAGTACCATAGTTGATTGAGGTAAACGGTAATTGATTTCCTGAGCGTGATTGTAAGGTATTTAAATTATGATACATACCTTCAACCGATTGTTTCAATTCTTTTTCGGTCATATCCATAGCATATTCATATGACATTTTAAAATATTTATAACTGTCATCTTCTATGGATTTTTGGCTCCCATCGTCATCAAGAATTTTATAGATAAATTCTTCATCTTTTGAAAATAAATCATCTCTATTTAGTTCTATATATCGAAGTCCAACTTGGAAATGTTTCCAAAAACTTTTACGAACATACGGAACCATAGTCCAATCTAAATGACTTGCACTAACCCCACCAAACTGTTGCAAACTTTGTAATTGAAAAATCACTGCGAGTAATTGAAATGCAGTGTTGATTGAATTTGCTGGTCTAACATCTGTTTGTCGAGTATTAAATCCGTTTGCAAGTAAATCATCAAATGGAATAGTTAAACAATTATGTAAACCTACTGCATAAGAGTCTAAATCGTGAATATAAATTTCATTATTTAGATGATTTTCTCTTGACATAGGTGACACGATATAATTAAGTGCATAATTTTTAAGTAATTCACTATTCGCTGCACCCATTCTGCCACCAAAACTTTTTTCATCAACATTTGCATTTTGATTTTCAACATTTGTTGCAAAAAGTTTTTCAGAAATTCGCTTCATAAAATCACTATTTTTATATCGTGTCTTATTTCTGTCATTTCTATAAATAATATAGGCTTTTGCAACATCTTTTCGTGCAGATGACATTAGTTTCTTTTCTACAAGATTTTGTATTTTTTCTACATCAATATCTTTTTGAATGTTTGAAATTTCATCTGCTATTTTATTGGCGATAGTTATACTACCTTCTGTTTTTTCTTTATCTATATCATAAAACGCTTTAAGAATGGCGGTTATAATTTTATTTTTATCAAAGTCAACTAATCTACCATCTCTCTTAATTACTTGCATATTATACAAACCTTCTTCCGTCTAAATAAAATTCTTTTATATATTCAACACAGCTTGGTATATCGTCAAAAATCTTATTGCAAGAGTCAACGAGCCAAGAGTGGAGTTTTTCAGTAGGTTTGCCTAACATTTGAAGTTCTTTATTATGAGCATTTTCATAAATGCCAAGAACAGGTATGTCAAAATCATTTGCACATTGTAATTCTTGAGCAGTACCAATAGATTGTGGGTCGTTAAAATAAACAATAATTAAGTCACTTGTTTTAACCTCGTGAATATCCCAAGCCTTAACTTCTCTTTCGGTATCATAAACCTTACGCTCAAAATTATAATAATTAGTTGGGTCAACAATTTCAAGTATTCTAAATTCATCTTTTAGAGAGTCTATGACTTTTTTTCGCCATTGCTTTTGTTCTTGAACTGTTAAATTTTGCATACCACCTGCAAGATAAATTTTTCTAATTATGAATACCACCACCTTTATTATATAGATAGTCTATTTTACAACACAAAGCGTAAATATCGTGAGAGTTTTCATTACTTATTGTATAATCAACTTCATTTTCTATTCCCGAAAACATACCTAAATCAGATAAATTTCTCCGATATGCTTCTTCAATATTATCACCTCTATTAAGTAGCCTTATCAGCCGTTCTCTGCGTGGCACTTTAATATAAAAACTTTTAAAGTCTATTTTATTGTTGCTTTTAGTTCGATAACGCTGTAATGCTCTTAAACCTTGTGGAGTTAATATAATTACTTTATTATCTCTTTCTTGGGGAATAGGTGAGCCATATTGCCAACCATTATATTCTGCTGTTTCAAAGAAATAATTTGTATTTTTTAATGAATTAAATGTGTTATCAGATACAAAGTAATAGTCTTTACCATTTTCTTCACCTTTGCGTTGAGGTCTTGTGGTGAAAGTGATAATTTTTTCATAACCAAAATAATCAGCTAATTCATTTTCTATTGTTGACTTTCCACTTGCACTTTCACCGACTAATACAATCAAATAAACCACTCCTTTATTACATTTTTAATGTGATACCACATTCGTCAAATATATCTTTTTCAGTAAGGTCTAAACCTACTGCTAAAAGCGTTTTCTTTAGTTTAATCTTCGATTTCAACTTCTTCCAAAATTTCTTCAATTGTATATTCCTCTCTATTATAGATTGCATTGATAATTGTATTTATAAATTCTTCATCGTCAATATCATTGAATCCACAAATGAGGTTATATGCTGTTTCACAAATTTCTTTCTTATTCATAATTATTTTCTCCTAAACAAATTTCTTTAAAGTATGGTAATGTTTCTATCCACTCACAAAATGTTCGCCATTCAGGGAGTCTATGATTTTTTCTTTGATAATATATTGTTTTTAATTGTTGATAATTTGTTGTCATTCCTGCTGTAAGTTTAAAGCCACAAGGATTAGAGTAAAGAATTTCAAGATATAGCTTTTCTTTCTTTTCTTTATCTGTTTCATTGTTATATTGTGTAACTTTATCTTTCATAATGTCAATAATTCTTTTATCAACATATTCAATATATGCTTTATCTAAATCAAATTTTGTAATTCGGTGCATTGTTGATTGGCTTGAAATAAAATCAATAAAATGATAGCGTTCAAGTTCAACCGACATTTTCGGTGTCATTGTTAAATCAAATTGCACAATAATACCTTTTAAAAAATTATCGTGTCCGCTTCCTTTTTGAGCATTTCCAAGTTTTTTAACTGTGTTTGTTATATCTGTATTAAGAGTTGAAATATCAACGCTCATAGGATATTTAGAGCATTTAATAGCATTTTCAAGTCCATAAACATTTACATTAGTAATCATATCTGTTGCTTTCAACTATAATATCACCTACCGAATAATCTTTATTTTCAAATTTTTTTGATACTATAAAAGGCTCAATATATTGATTTAAAATATAGTTATCTTTATCTTCTTTTGATATTCTATATTTTACACCTTTATAGTAGTACAAGTTACTAAATTGAATGTCATTAAAAAAGACAATATATTTATTCATTAAATCACCTTATATAATTGAAATATTTTGATTTTCAACAAGTCTGCAACCCTCAATAATCTTATCAGGATTTGTTTTTAAGTAGTTCTTAATTTCTTTCTTATCAGGCTTATATTCAACCTTTTCAATCTTTCGTACAAACTCTTGAGGCAATTTGCTTTCGTCAAGAATTTCAACTTGTGTTGATTTGCGGAATTTAATAAGCACTTTAGGTGTTTCAAACTTCTTAATATCTTTGCTTAAAAGATAACTGCTCAAATAATTTGTCAAACCTTTAAGTTTGTTTTGTTTGATTTCCTTGCGTTTTTTTAAGGCTTCAATTTCCTTATCAATAGCCTCAATGTCACTTTCGGTGTTCTTACGATATAAAGCAATTCCCTCAATTTTATTATTGAGTTCCATATATAAATCTTCTATGCCTTTTTCGTCAATAAACTCACCTGTTTCAACATCGCAACCACATTCGATTGCATTGATAAGTTTTGTGTCAATTTCATATAAATTTGCCACTAAATCACTCCTTAATTTAATATAATGGTTTCAATTCCGTATTTGTCACAACATTCTTTTTCAATTAAACAGCCACGAGCCTTATCCCAACTGTTTAAAAAGACTGCACAATCTGCTGTTGAAAGTAATTCAAGAGATTTTGAAAGATAATAAAGACCTTTGTTTACATTTTCTACATTTTCAAAATCAAAAATACTATCAATAATTTCAAAATCATCTCCAAATAATTTATGCAATTCAGAAAATGCTTGTTCTCTTTCTTTTTCGATTTGTTCTGTTGTTTTATCTTTCATTGGTTGAGATATAAAAATCTTTTTCATATTTATTTACTCCTTTATAATTTTTTCTACTTTAGTAATATTGCCTTTAAATCCTTTGATATAGGATATATCGCCCATTCGTCTTACTTTAGAGTTTAAGTTGCTACCAACATAAAACTCAATCATACAGCCATTTGCTGTGTATTGATGTGTTGAATTAGTGTCGCTATTAGCCTTAAAATCACATATTCTAACTGTAAACGATTTTCCTGTCGATAAGGTAATTTTAAATCTATCACCTAAGTGCCTTGTATAATAGCTACCCATTGCAACAAGGTAATCGTCACCAATTTTTCTTAAACCATTTTTATCTGTATAAGCCTTTTTTTGCAATTTCCATTGTGCTGAAGAACGACTTAAACATCTGTAATTGGTATAAGATTTAAAGTGCATATTTTTCGGCACTTTATAAGATTTCAACTTTGTTTTGCTTTTCTTTTTCTTTCGTTGTGAGTTTTTAAGTTTTGTGTTTTCTTTTTTTAGTGCCTTGACCTGTTCTTTTAGCTTTTGATTTTCTTTTTTAAGATTATCAATTTCTGTTTGCTGATTTGTGATAATAATATTATTATCATTTATCGTTGTTTCTGTTTGCTGTGCCAATGCAAATTTTTCACCATAAAATACCAAACACATTATGGCTAAAATGCCAATAAGTATTTGCATAATTCTTTTCTGTTTAATAAAATCATCCTTTCTATTTCTCACAACATCTGTATTATATCAAAAAGTTTAGTATTTGTCAAGTATTTTTTTTATTATTTTTCTTCAGTCATTAAATCTAAAAGCCAAGTTTTTCTTAAATCATTGTCACATACAGATAAAGCATACTGAAAAGCACTTTCATCACCTATATCTATATGTGATTTTCTACACCTTGTAGTTGCAACATATAATAGACCTCTTGATAACATATTTTTATGTGCGTTTGTAACAATGTTAATACTATAATCAATAGTTGAGCCTTGCGACTTGTGGCAACTTATTGCATAACCTAAAAGTAGATGATTGAGTTTATTTCGGTTCATATAAACCATTTCCTCATCAAATTGAATTATCAAACCTTTGTCAACTACTTCTCTAATTATGCCCATTTGCCCATTTACTATTGCTGTGGTTTCGTAATCTGACTCCGAAATGCCCTCGACATCTTTATTTTCATAATAACTATCGGCTTTAACTGCTTCATAATCATTTTTGGTGTTTATTACTAAATCACCCTCTTTAAATACAATCTTTGTTTTATTAACTGTTCTTGACTGTATTTTATCGTTTGGTAAAATAGGGTTAATCATTTGTTGAATTTCATTATTTATTACATAAGTGCCAAACAAACCAACATTGAATGGACTTAATACCATAATGTTTTCTTTTTTTATGCCTTTTTGTAAAAGCTTTTTATATTCATTAACAACAGTTTCAAGCACTTCATCTGTTTGAATAAACTTATAATTATCACTCACAGTATATTCGTTTGTATTTTCATTATGTTTTACAAAATCATCATCAAAGAAATTTTTACCTTGTCGAATATTTGTTGCAACAAAAAGAGAACCATTACTTTTATATCTAAATACTTCAGTAAGCATTGTCATAGGTACTTTATTTGATTTAATCAAATCATCATAAATTTTAGACAAGCCGATTGAGGATAACTGTGCAGGGTCGCCTACTAATACTATTCTTGCATTATCATTTTGAATTGCCGATAATAACATACAAAATACATCAAGTGACACCATACCACATTCATCAACAATTACTACATCTGTATCAATAGAGCCTGAAAAACAACGCTTATGAATAGTGTAGGCTTTTCTGCCTGTACTTTCAGATAATACTTTAGAGGCTTTGCCTGTTGGAGAGAGTAAAGTATAGGTTAAATGATTATCTTCCATAAGGGAAACAAGTCCTTTTACAGCTGCCGTCTTGCCACAGCCGGAGTTCCCTGCCAAAATACTAATATTACTTTCGCAAAAAACCTTTAAAGCATTTAACTGTGTATCACTCATAGTAAAATTATCAATGTTTTTATATTTAGTATAGTCAATATTGAGTTTTTTACTATTTTGTATTTTACTTTTTACAAAGTCTGCTATTTTACATTCGGCAAGATAAGTTGACATTATTGATAAGTCTTTAGTTTTTTCATCATAATAAATTAAATCACTTTCAACTGCAACATCTTTGAGCATAGGCAACAATTCTTTAGCGTCATATTCCTCTTTAATATAATAGAATAAATCGTTTGCATAAAGCCTTGTTGAACCGTCAACTTCATTCCTACGCAGAACACCTATTATAAGAGCCTCACAGCGTTGTTTAGACACTTTTAGGTCAGGTTGAATATCAAGTATCATCTTGTCAATATTCTCGAATGTTCGCCCTAACACCTCCATAAGAATGAAATATGGAGTATTATTGATTTTCTTTACACATTCCTCTATTGTTTTGTATTTGCTCAATAAAAGTTTACAGTCCGACATTGAAATTTTATATTCTTTTGTCTGTTTCATAAGATAATAATATCTAAATTTTTCATTTATAAGTCTTTTGTAAACTTTAAGCCTTGTTTCACCTACATTATAGATGTTTTTAATATCTATTTTATCTTCTTCGCCATTTAAAATAAGCCTTATAAAATTTGGATATGCTTTATGAACATAGTCAGCTTGAGAGTTTGTGGTTATTGTCCTTAATATTTCAAGTTCGTCATCGTCACTTAAATCCTCAACTTTTAAACTCGGCACATCAACCACTTTATAGCAAGTGCCATATTTATCATTACTTATAGGTTCAATAACAAGGTCATATTCTTGCCCAACTGTCAACATTGATAATTCACCTTTACAAGTAAATGTGCCATATTGAGTAATTTCAAGGTCATCATATATTTTCATAGGCGATAAAGCAAGAATATAAAAATTATCATTATGATAAATTTCTCTAATTACTTTTGCCTTTACTTTTAATTGCATATATATTTACTCCTATCTAAAGTATAATGATTATCGTCGTTTTCGTTGAGCCAAGCCGTTATTAACAAAACAGTTTTATTGATTTTCTTTAAAACAAATACAATATCTCGGCTGTCATCATATTTTGTTCTAATAACAAATTTACAAGGGATATTATTTTCTACTCCTACCTCAAATAAGTAGCCTTTATGTTGGTATTTAATAGAGTATAATGCTTGTTCAAAAAGTTTTAAGTTAAAACCCTTTTCTTTAAATCTTTGTGAAAAATGTTGACTATATTGAATATATGGTTTAGTTGACAACATTTCATTATAAGATTTGTCAAAATTTTTATTCCATTTAATTTTTCTGTGATATAATTCACACATAGTAAATACACCTCTTATATAGTATATTCGCATTATACCACATAAAAGGTGTATTGTCAAGAGTAAATTTATGAAATTTGAGAATAAAGTTTGTCTAATGCTTTTTCAAATGCTCCCATACCACTAAAGAAACTAATAACTTTTAAATCTTCAAATATATCAGGAATAGCTTTATAAAGTTGCAAATAGATATAATATAATACATCTACCACAATACTATTTCCTGTTATCTTATAAAGTTGACGAGAAGGAATATTTGCATTTTGACAAGAATAATAATCTTCATCTGAAAACCCCACAACCCTAAAAGCCTCTAATTCAGTGAGAACACGAGGGTGAATAGATTTTATAAATTCAATAGGGTTTTCTTTTAATTCACAATTAGTTGTATCTAATAATTTGTCGCTATATAATATCATTCCACTATGATATTCGCCACAACCTCTTGCGGTTATTGTAGGGCAAACACTATTTTGACCGAGAACTTTAGTGAATGGTCTTTGTCGTGCTTTCCAATTATATATTTTTTCAATCTTATTATTGGATAAATAATAATCATTATAAAGTAATTAATTCAAAGGATTATGGCTCGGTTCAAAGCAGAGAACGAATTTATATAGTAAGTATTAGAAAAGATATAGATAATGGCTTATTTTCCTTTATAGATAAGATAGATAATAAAAAGGTTATGAAAGACATTGTTGAAAATTTGAACGAAAATGATTATTATATCCTATTTTTTCTAAGTCAGATAAAATCATTTCAAATTCTTTTTTAAACTTTTTACTTGTTAAAGCCTTTACATTTTCAATAATAGAAACTTTAGGTTTCTTCTCTTTTAAAATTCTTAGTCCGTCATAATATAAACCACTTCGTGTTTGATTTCCTTGATTATCTATTAAACCTTGTTGTTTACCACAAATAGAAATATCTGTGCAAGGAAAACCCCAAGTCATTAAATCAAAATCTTTTAAATCTTGTGCATTTACTTTAGTAATATCTCCAAGATTTTGATTTTCATTAACATTGTGAATTGCACTATATGCTTTAGAAGCATATTTATCAAGTTCACAATAATTTATTAACTCCCATTTCATAAATTTAACTCCTTTATAATGTATAACTTAATATATGTTTGATAACTTCAACAGTCCAACCATTACCAATACATTTATATCTTTGATTATTTGAAATGCAATCATAACATTATACCTCTATATCAATTATTGAATATAACTTAATTATATCCTCATATTCGCCTGTTGGCTGATAAATATTTTTGCCGTTTTCGTCAGTTCCGATAAATCTAACCTTTTTCTTTTGCGAAAAACTCACCTCAACTATATCGCCCTGTTTACATTTAAACTCATCATACCATTTTTTATTACACTTAAATTGTTTTGTCATACCATTTTGAAAATCATAAAGTGTAATAAATGGAGTGCCATAACTATTTGTTTCAACCGACTCAACACCATAATATTCACAATTATGGATAACAATATTTGTACTACCGAGTAATTGTAATTGATAATGAGCTTTTGTTAGGTCTGTTGTAGGTGGAATAGTTGAAGATTTATATATTTCATTCATTAGTTTTATATTGTCAATTTCTTTAAACATTTTTTCTGTTTCTTTTTGACAACAATTTCTAATCAATTTAATTTCTTTTTCTGTTAATTTTTCTTTTTTTATTTGGTTTTTGTTGCTGTATTTATTATAAATTTCAACTTGCTTTAATAAATTATTTATATTATCAAACTCATCAAAAAAGCCTATTTTAATAAGTATATCAAGTTTTTTTGAGTTTAATATATTTTTAGGGACTTCTTTTATAAGTGATAAAATTGATTTATATTTATTGTTTTTTAAAGAATATAAGTATTCACCACATTCTATGTTTAAATCTTTAATTGAGCCTATTCCTTTATAAATACAATTTTGAGCTTTATCAAACCAATAAGAGCCTTTTGAATATCTAAACTTTGGCAGCCTTATATCTATGTTAAGTTGTTTGGCTAAAGCAGTACCATTTTCTATATCTTTAAGATTATTTCCTGCACAATTAAGATAAGAGGTGATAAATTCAAGTGGATAATAATATCTCATATATGCACATAAGTAACCCACCATTGAATATCCTGTACTATGGTTATATCCAAATTGATAAGAAGCACTATCTTCGATAATTTGTAAAAAGGTCTTTGCTTCTTGCTCTGCTATTTCTCTTGGTTTATTTGATTTATTACAATATCCCTCTAATATTTGTGGCATTGCCTTTTCAAGTCTATCTCTTTGTTTTCTACCTATAGCTCTACGGATATTATCTGCTTCACTACCTGACAATCCACAAATGTTCTGCAAAAATTTAATTGTGTCCTCTTGAAAAACTAAATAGCCATTATTTTCCTTGAGTAAATCATCTATGATTTTTGAAGGATTTTTATTGATTTCTTTGGCTATCAACCTGTCACGATAGCTTGTTCCTGAAGGTCTTAAACTTGCATTTACTAAAGATAAGTCATTTATTTTTTGTGGTTGATATTTTTTTAATAATTCAAAAGCAAAAGATGACTCAAATTGAAATATACCAACAGGACTGTCTGTAATGTGTTTCCAAACATTTTTATCTTCCCAATCAATTTCGTGTGCAAAAGGATATTTTATTCCTGCAAATTTACAACATTCTCTTAAAATTTGAATATTTTTAAGTCCAAGAATATCATATTTAACAAGTCCACATTCGTGTACTTCTTCCATATTTACCGAAAGAATTAAAACTTTTTCTTTTTCTTTATTTTCACCCCAAAATACGCCATAATTGTCGGGCAAGGTTATAGGACTAACTACAATACCTGCTGGGTGCATTGATTGAGAAACTACTGTACCGAGTATTCCGTTAAAATAATAAAATAAATCAGGATATTTATTTTTAGTTTCTTCGGCATTGTTATCATACTCTTCTTTTATTCTTGCAATATTAGATAAAGAATATGGATTTTCGCCATTATTATTTTCTCGTTCCCATTTTATTGATAATGCTCTGCCTATATCGTCAATCGTTGATTTATCAGAATCTGTACCCATAGCTAAAATATATGCTGTCTTATCTTTACCAAATTTATCAATAATATGTTGATAAACAAGTTTTCTTTGGTCGGGTGCAATATCTACATCAATATCGCCTACTTCTACTCTATCTTCATTTGCAAAACGAGAAAATACTGTATTCCATTTAATAGGGTCAACATCTATAATATCAGTAATATATGCTACGGTACTACCACCAACTGAACCTCTACACGGAGAAGTTGGTATATTATTTTCTCTACACCAACACATCAATTCGCTCATAAATAACATAAAACCAATCATATTAGTCTTTTTAAAAACTCTTAACTCTTCTTTTATATTATTTATATATCTTTCATCATCTTTAATTATACCCTTGTTGACTTTTTCTTTATATTTTTTAAATATTCTTTGTTTTAACACATATTCTTCGTTATCATATGATTTTGGATATTTTACCTTTTTATCAAGTTCCCAATTTTCTATACTATTAGCCATTTTATTTGTGTTTTCAATAGCTTCGAGATAAATCTCAATAGGAAAACAATTTTGCTGTTTACACAATTCAACTAATTCATCATATGATTTATAAGTTAAATCAAAAGTATCTTCATTAGAAAATTCAATTCTTTTTGCTAACTGCAATATAGAACGACATTCTGCTTTATAATTATTAAGAGAATGGGTATCAGTTCCCATAATCAATGGTTTATTATATTTTTTTGATAGTTTATATAATAATTTATTATAATCTTTTTGTTCTTGGCTATTTATATGTGGCTGAATTTCAAAATAATCATAAGTTTGACAAAGTTTGTTGTAAACATTAGTTGACATCTTATCTTTCATTTTATTTAGCGGTGAAGCAAGACACGCACTAATTTTTACAATATTATTTGATAAATGGAAAAATTCATCAAATGATATTCTTGGTTTATAATAAGTATGGTCGGCACGGGTTGATAATTCAAAAAGTTGATTTAATTCTTTAACACCTTTATAATTTTTAGCTAAAAGAATAGTATGGTAATTATCTCTTATTTTTTCGTTAAGAGTTTCGGTCAAATAACATTCTATTCCGTGAATATATTTAATATTGTTTTCGTCACAATACATTTTCTTTTCTATCCAATTATAAATATTACCGTGTTCAGTAAATGCTATTGCTTTTTGTCCTAATTCTTTTGCTCTGTCTACATATAATTTATAATTAGTACAAGAGTCTAAAAGACTATCTTCTGTATGTAAATGATATACAACATAATTTTTATTCATTTATCAACCCTGCCGTTCCTAATACTGAAATTATCAAGTTATATCTCGCTATTTTTTGCAATCCATTTAATAACTTGATACCAACCACCTGTTTTTATAGTTTTAACTGTTGCCATATAATTTTTGTTTGATTTATAGCCATTTGATTTGTTATTTTTACGCTTAATTATAAAATTTTCGTTTTTTATATCTAATTCGACCAAATATTCATAAAGTCCTTGAATAAAAGTGACATCCGTTTGACCGAAACAATTATATCTTACATTTGGATAAGAAATATTAAATTTTTTACATAATTTTAATATCAATTCTTGTTGATTATCGTAATTATAGTGTTCATACCACGCTATGTCAGTCACTTCCTATCTAAATCTAATATGCTTTCAAGATTATTTTCAATAGCCGACAATTCATCATAATGATATTTCTCAATAATCTCTTTTTCTGCCTTTATAATTTCAGTTAGACAAGAAAGTTGTTTCTGAACTTTATTTAATTTAAAAGTATTAACAATGCCTATTGCAATAGTTATTATAATAATAACAGATACAATAATCCAACACATAAATTCAGTTCTGTTCATAATTGAACAAAATTTTATCATATAATAGAACAAAGAAATCAACCCTGCCGTTCCTAATACTGAAATTATCAAGTTTCGTTTCAATCATATGCCTCCTTCCCTTTTAAAATAAGTATTTATTTAATTTTTATATGGAACATAAGTATGATAAGGCTTTCTTGCTACTACAACTTCATAAGCCTGTTCCTCTACATTATCAAATACAGTAACAACGGTATTTTTAAGATACATTTTTACAATTTGTTTAGTTTCTTTAAATTCTTTAATAGCCTTTCGACAAAGCTCTGTTATTTCCTCGTTGGTTGCATTTTCTTCTGTTTCAAGATAGCCGTCATTTGTATCAAAATGCTTTGGATATTCAATATTGTTTTCATCAATATCAATTCCCATAGAGTGATATTGTCTTTTATGACATTTAGGACATTCAAAATATTCAAGTCCGTATTCGCCAATTTGCCAATCTTCCTTGCTAACCTCAATAACGCTACCACAATCTTCGCACTCAATAAGATTTTCTTTTTTTGTCAAATCACTATCCATAATAAGTTTCATAATTATTTTCTCCTATAAATTGTTTTGTCATTTTTTAATTCTTGTGTTGTTTCTTTACTCCATATATCACAATCTTTTACAATAAAGTCGTTCATTAAACTAAAAAGATTATTTCCAATTAAAAAACTTGCAAAATATAATGGCTCATAAAAGATTTTTGTTTGACCTGTTTTCAAATCTTTAAATTCAAGTTTTATAGTAAAATGATAGCCACTTCCATCTCCGTACCTATAATCATAACGATTAACTTGTCGAACAATAAATCTTCCTCGCCATAAATCATCATTTAAAATATTATTATTCAATTTTTGAACATATTTATTTGCTGTTCTTTGTAATTTCTTTAATTCTTTATTTTTTGTCATTACATAAAATCCTCAAAACTTTTCTTATTATAACTTATTTCTATATTATTTGAGTCAATAATAAATTGTTTATTTCGTTGCCCTCTAAATTCATTATAACAAGGCTCACCTATAAATTCAAGGGTAACCATTTGTTTTTGTTGACTATTAAGTTTTAATTGCTCTTTAAGTTTGTTTGAACAATTAAACAAAATAAAGTCAATGCCGTTTCGCTTAAATTTTATAGTCCTTTGTGTTGCACCCAATACCTGAATTTCATCATTATAAAGACTAAAAGGTTTTATATGTATTCTTGGTATAGGTATATCCATTCCAAAATACGCTCTGTAATCGTCTATAAAGTCATATAAGTAATTAGGTATATCCTTTGTTGTTGTAGATATAAAAACGGCTTGTAAAGGCTCTGACGGAATGTCAAGACTATTTAAAGCTTTAATTAACTCTTGCTCGTTTTCTTTTTGATAAGAAGTACCAAATGCACAATTATGCCCTTGGTTATAATTAAATAATTCTTGGGGCAATAAATCTTTGATTTCAAAAGGACTACGAACACTTCCTGCTAATTCTCCATTATTTCTGCTGTGAGTTAAAAAAATTGGCTTTTCATAAATACTCATCATTTTATTTGCTACAAGACCTGTCAGTGTTGTCTTTTCAAGTATTCTTGCAATTACAAATTTATTATTATCTACAATTTCAACTGAATGTTCCAAAAGTCTTTTTGTTTCACTTGACTGCTTATTATGTAACTTTTTACACTTTTCAATAGTTTCTGTCGAGTCAATTTCGCCACATAACGCTTTAAATAATTCTACCTTATCTTCTTGTGTGCCTAAACGAATAAGAGAGTTTATGTTTGTGATTAAACCAAAAGAAAAAGCCTTATTATCGGTTTCGTCATTTCTGTTTAGATTAGCCACAAAAGGCTTGAGTACCTTATAGATAGATAGCATACCCCAATGTCTAAATGTTTCATTTTCAGCAAATGTAAAAGACATACTGTCACCTATATTTGCAATGGCAACATAAGATATTAACTTTTTACTAAAATTATATCCATAAAGTTCGTCATATCTTTTACAAATTTTCCACGCTACACCTGTACCTGAAAGACCCTTGTTGACAACTTTATTACTTACTTGATTATTAACCAATAGACAATAGGAATTTGTTTTTTCCTCTTGTTTATGGTGGTCTGCACAAAGAATTTGCCAACCAAGTTCAGTCAACTTTTTATCTTGTTTAATGTCGTTTGTACCTGCGTCAAGGACTACTAAAATCGAAGGCTCTTGACTTTTAAGATATTTTAAGTTATCCTTATCAATTCCGTGTTGCTTTTCTGTATGGAATATAGGAATAATATTAACATTTGGGTTTATGTGTTTACAATAAATGTAAAACATTGAACTACTGAAATATCCGTCAAGGTCGCTATCGACTAATAGATAAAATTTTTCTTTTTCGTTAATAGCATAATTTAATTTTTCACACCATTCATCTATATTGTCATAATCACTTGACTTTTCTAACGCTTTGTGTGAAAGCCATTTTTGTGTATTAACTACTCCACATTTAGCAAGATAATCTGAAATTGTAACATAATCTGTGTTTTTATAAAGTGGTTTAATCTGCATTTTTCACCAAACTACAATCAATAATTTCCAAAAATTTATAATGTTCAATATCTGTATAAATTTCAAAAGTATCAAGGTCAACAATGCAATCAACCCAAACACCATTGTCGGCTTCTTTGCCAACTTTCATTCCATACCATTTGTCATCACCAATATTATAATCATTTGGGTCACAATATTCAAATACATCTCCATATTGAATATCTTTATGAAAATCAAGGGTATTAGAAAATTCTTTTTCTTTATTAAGTTTAACATTAATCGGCATTTTTCATTTCCTCCAACAATTTAAGATTTGTTCTTAATGATTTTAATGCAATTTTTGTATTTTTATAAGCACTTTGTTCATAACAGCTGCTATTACTTTGAATATCAATAAGACACTTTTCAAAGTATTTAATTGCATTTTCAATTTGAGTTTTTGTTTGCAAGTTTTTGTGTTTTATGTTTATACAATTAGTAAACATTTTCAAAACTTCCTTTCTTTAAGTTTACTTAAATTATACCACAAATATTGCCAAAAGTCAAGAAAAATTTATTATTTAGGCAAAATCAACAAAAAGTGACTTAAAAAATTAGTTAAAATGCACCAAAGTTTTAAATCACTTCCCTATTTTTATATAATTCTAAATATTTTTCTTTCCCTAAATCGCTTGGACTATCTTTATAATTATGCCCACCATAGCTTACTAATGCAGACACCTTGCAAAAGCCTTTAAAAAATTTTGAAATTTTATAAACCTTATTCTCAAATTGAGTAAAATCTTCTGTTTTATTGCCATTTTCATCTAATATTGTATCGTAGTCAAAATCAATAGCAATGATAATCTCATTCACACCCTGTTCAAGAATAATATCTCTTTTTTGTTTACTCATTGCCGAGCCATAAAGCGAAACAGAAAAATTATCCTCTCCAAAATAAGTATCACATTGTAAGGTGCTTTTTTCAGCTTCAAATAGAACACATTTTTTATGATATTTAATTGCTTGTTTTGTGTACCAAATACCATATAGATAATTGTTTGTTTGGAATTTATATTCAATACCATTCAATAATCTAATCGGCAAATATTTAACTTGACTTTCGGGATTTAAAAAACGACCTCTTATGCCGATTAAATTAGCTTTATCGTCAAAGCAAGGAATAGTAATACAGTCCTGCAAAGGATAATAACCTATATTATATTTTTCCATTGTTTTAATAGAAATGTTATCATCAAGCCAAGATTGATGATATATAGGTTCAAAAAACAGCAATACATTCCTATTGTAATAATTAGCATTGAAGTTTTTATTTTTGCCCATAAATTTAGCTAAACTACTTTGCCAATTATATTTATTAGGATTTTCTTTTATTTCACCGCTATAATCAAATGGTATATTAGCAATTTCACAAACATATTTAACACATTTAGGAAAAGACCATTGTTCATTAAATAATGCCTTATTCTTTTTGACTAAATCATAAATATCAAAACTCTCACTACACACATAACAAGTGAAAGTCTTTGAACTTTTATAGTAATATAATTTTGCTTTATGTGAGGGGTCACAAGGCTCTTTATTGTGGCAAGCCGAATAAAATATTATTTGTTCCTCATCCTCTTTAAAAACATCGCTATTAAGGGAATAAAGCACTTTTTTTACATCTTCAGTATTAAGTTGTTCATTTATTTTTTCAATGTCAAATTTCATAATTATGCCACTACTTTAAGGTTGATATTTTTATTATCTATAAGTCGGCTCAATGCCCAATATTCCCCTCCATAGATAATATTTATGTAGTCCTTTTCTTGTAGTATAAATTTAACATTTGAAATTTTTTCGTTATTTACAATTACTGTCAAACTTTATATTCCTCTTTCATAATTTTTTTATATTTATCTGTTATTTTTTGCCATTCTTCATCTGTTATTTGACTTTCGCCTTGACTGATATGTTTTTCGTAAAGGTTAGCCATACAAATTCTTAAATATTCTTTATTGTGCCAATCTTTAAATACTGTTGAATATTCAAGTGAGGGAGAGCCTACAAGTCTAAAATTTGTATATTCCTCAAGTTTATCTAAAGTGCTTTCTGAAACATTATAACCTCTTTGCAACATATAATAAATAACTTTATTACAATAAATATTAAAATCTCTAATATCATAATCAGAAATCTTATTCACAAGTAAATGATTTGGTGTACCATATTTATGAATATTTTTAGCAATAGCAGTACACTCCCTTAATTGTGATACAAGTTGACAACGAGGTAACACACTCAATAATTCATAATGCCATAATCTCATTGTTAAGCCTCATTTCCAATCCAAGACGGAAAAGGTTTAAAGTGCTTTGCACTTCTGTATTTCCATTGATTATTTTCATAGATTAAAAACATAGGATAACCTACTCTATCTGTTCTTATGTCATATACATTTACAATTTCATCTGTTTCTTTTTTATACACATTAAACATTTTATATACCTCACTTTACTATATCAAATAAATCATCAAATACTCTATTTGAATATTGTTGGTTGTTGTATATACCATAAATTGATTTATTTACATTATTGATTTCAGCACTTGTTATTTTAGATGATAAAATCAGACTAATTGAATTAAATTCATTTTTAACTTCTCTACGCTTATTGGTTACATTATGTAACATTTTATAAAGTTTATAGCCTTGACTTGCATTAAGATTATAAAACTCGGCACAATGTTGAATATCACTAATCTCTCTATCACACTTACTTATAAGATATTTTAAATATTCTTTTCTTTGTTCAAGTTGGCTTATTTTATCTTGCAACTCAATTATTTCTTTATGAAAATCAAAATCAAGTTCAATAGGTTCAACCATTTCAATATCTTGTTTACCTTTAATGAACCATTCATTATTTACAGCTAAAGACCAGCCATTTTTACTTCTAACAGCGTTTTCAAGCTCATTTTCTGCTTTTGCTTTAGTAGAATATACACAAGCATTATCTATATTCGTTGTAAGCGTGCGTATGCCATTTTTATTCCCACCGACATATAAGTTACCATTTGTAATTAAATATTCCATATCAGCCCTCCTGTGACCTCTTATTCATAAAGATTATACTGTTGATTTCATCTTTATCAACCTTTTGCCATTTTGAATTTTGCTCATACTTCCATTGAATATCTCCACAATATAATCTTACACAAAGTTTATCTGCGTTTTTCTTTGCTAAAAGCCATTGTTTTACTGCTCGTGTATAATAAATATCATCACAATACATTTTATTATATTTGTTACAAACATCATCAATTTCTTCAATAACAAAATCTAATTCTGTCATATTGTCAATTTTTTCTTTATGAAGTTCCTGCAATTTATTTAAGTCATAACAAAAAACTTTTATTTTATTATAATCAAAACCTACTGAAAAAATATTTGAATAATATAATTTATCTTCATTTTCCCATACAAATTGATTGCAATATTTTGGAACATAAATATATGGATTAAAATATTTATCATATTCTCTTGTTAAATAATAGCCTTTGCCATTGTCCTCGTATATAAGACTTATATGGCTATTATCTATTTCAGCTAATGGAACTAAATCTTTACTTAATACATATTTTGCAATCTCATCACGATTTGAAATATTTAAGTCTTTATAAGAAAAAGAACTCTTTTGATAAGTAATATCAACATATTTGTCATATATTTCATAATCTTTTAAATTTTTATCGTTCTTTTCAAAAGACATAATCTTTGTAGGTGTCTTAAAATCATTATAAGGTACACCATTTACTAATCTATTGTCTTTTGACACAAGCAATGAAATTTTTACTTCATTATTCCAAAAGCAATCATCATAAACCATACCAACACCAACTCGATAACGCCTATTTATTTTTGGAACTTTTCTATCATAATTGATAAAATAGACAATATCTCCTACCTCAAAGAAAGGAGATTTCTTTTCAATTCCATTTTCGTCTAAACTTTTGTGTAAATACATAATAAACACTCCTTTAATTAGTATGGTTTGATTATATCATAAAGTAGATTGACTGTCAAGTGTTTTTTCTTACCTTACTAAATAATCTCTCATAAAATAGTTCCCATTCCATATCTAAATCATCCTCAAATTTATGATATTCTTTTTGCTGTTGACATACCATATAAGCAAGTTGACTTGGAATATAATCATTAACAAATAACATTATGTTTTCTAATTTTATCCAAGCCTCATTGCGTAAAACTACATCTCCCCAACAGTCAGAATATACAAATTTATTTGCTTTGTTTTTATTAAAATATTTATTTAAAATAACATTTAATGGTGTGTTCATATCTTCTGTCGGTGGTTCAAAACTGTTAGAAAAATAATCTCGGTGCTTAATATAAATATGGTTGCCTTTTATGAAATAAGGGCATTTACATTTATTACGACAAAAGCTAATATTTCCACTTTGTTTTATATTGTTTAGTTCTTTAGGCTTTTTTAATTTTGGTTCACCAAATATTCTATCTGAAACAAGAGAAAATTTAAACCAATTTTGATACTTTGAAATTAAATTATCAATTTCTGCTTGATTATAATAAACAGTAATACTACAAATAGGATAATTTTTTAGATAATCACAAATTTGATATGTATGGGCGTATTCATTTACAATAATATACCCATTAGGATATAATATTCTCATTTAACTCACTCCTCTATGCCTCATAGGGTATATTTATTCATTTGGTGGTGAAATAATTTTTTCGTCAATTAACATATTCAGGTACTTAATTGCATTTACTTGAACTTGCATATCGTAGGGATTTTTAATACTTTTTATGGAATAAAACTTTTCAAAATTATAATAATCGCTATAAAGAGAATAAGGACTTTCATTTTTTTTGTGGAAAATAGCAAAGAGAGTAGTAAAATAACAAGCAACTTCTCCGTCTACAAAAAAGCCTATCCAAAATTCATTTTTATTATTAAATGGTTGTCCTTCTTTTTCACATCCTTCAAGATGACAACAAAATTGATTATCCCTTTTTGTGTAATCAGAAGTATGTTCTTTAAGCCTATCCCAATCCAATACTTTAACTGTTTTTATGTTTTTAGGTGTTAAGTTGTATTTATTAGGATATTTTTTCATTAAATCAAAATCTAAATAACTGTTCATTCATTTTCCTTGCCAATCTTTTTCTATTGAACTTTTCAATTAAATTTTCCTATAATGCCTCTGTTCCGTCAGGTAAATAAATATATTTCCAATATGTAGGAGTAATCTCTTCATAATCACTCCAATAATAATTATAAAATACTTTTTCATTGCTGTCATAATTAAATGTTTCTATTATATCAAGGCAAGGTATATCTCCTTTTTTAAAAACAAGAACTCTACAATTGTGAGTTGGTAAGGTTTTATCAATACTTATCCAATCATTATTATTCATTATAAGTCCCCTTTTAATTCATATTTTCTTTATAATCTTGTATTGCTTTTTCAATACATTTCTGAACAGCTCGGTTTTCTAATAAGCACTGTCTTACAAAGAAATTGACTTTATTTTTATCGTAAAAATCACCGACTAAAAACAAACTTGAATTTGTTGTCAAAATAGGTTCGTCTACCTTACAAATATTGATATGAATTTCATAGCAAGCATTGGTGCTAACTACAAAACGATATAACCCCTTTGTAACTTCACACCAATTATCAAGGTCTTTCATTTGTCTTAATTTATTATCTTTTATACTCATTTTTCGTTTAACTCCTTTAGTTTTGCTTCTGCTTCTGACTTATCAAAAAAGACATCCCAATTATTTTCCATCCCAAAAATCATCTCAAAATCTGTATGAGCAAACATTCCAAATTTTCTTACTGTCATTTCTTGAATATGATTGCCAAAATGTTCACTTCTAATAACTTTATAGGCTTTATCGCCAATTCTACAAGGCAGTTCAACATATTGTGATTTATCTTTAAATTTATCATAATTATGACAAAATCCTCTATATCCGTCTTTGCAAGGTTCGTCATTATAATCATCCCATACAGGGCATATTTCATCGTGAATACAATTTTTACAATCTTTTTTCATTTTTATTTTACCACTTTATCTTTATCCATTTTTGCACCACAGAAGCAACAATAATTACTTCTGTTTTTTTCGTGAGGATTCACACTAAAAACTTCGTCACAATATGAACAACTACAGGTTTCGCCATATTCATCATATATCCAATGAGCGTGTCGCTCTGTGTCTACTTTCGGCATAAATCGTATTTCATCTATAATATCTTTTTTTTTCAAGCAGAAGACGGCA